TTACCTCGTCGGCGTGACCTTCTTGCCGATCCTCTTACGGATGTAGTTCTCCGTCATGACGACGGTTGTGTGCCCAAGTTGGTCGCGAGCCTGCAGGATGTCACCGCTGGATTCTGCTTTGTCGGTGCCAGCTTTTGCGCGTAGATCGCGCATCTGAAAGTCTCCTTTCTCAACACCGGCCGCCTCACGGGCCGCGTCAAACCTCCCTCGCAACATGCTGCTGGTCATAGGCTGCCCGTTATCCATAACGATGAGCCTAGTTGTCCGTATCTTGTGCCCGTCCTTCCTGGCCATGATTCGATCGATAACAACCTTCAGCTCGCCCGTTATTTCAATTCTCCTTTTTGCATTCGTCTTGCCTTGCTTCACGGCCAGCCGGTTGTCGCGAATGTCTCGCTCATCCATTTTCAGGGTGTCAGCGATGCGCTGCCCGGTCAGATAGAACAAATCGAGCGCATCCCGTAGCGGCTGTTCAGCGTGCTGATACACCAGGGCAAACATCTCGTCTTCAATATATTGATCACGGCCGGACTCTTTGTGCCCCTTAACGCCGGCGCACGGGTTGGCCAGGGCCGTATAGCCGCTGCTCCGGGCGAAGTTCCAGATGGCGCTGAGCAAAGCTTTCTCGCGATTGGCGCGTACCGGAGCGGTTTTGCCGCGCTGCCGCAGGTATTGGACAACGTGCTGTGGCTCGATCGCTTCCAGCGGTGCCGGCGGATCGTCGAAGAACTTCAGCAACTGCTTCAACTCTCGGACGTTGTCTTTTTGCGTGGCCACGCCCTTAGTCGGAACAACTTCGAGCATGTAGATGTTCGCGACGTATGCAAAGGTGAGTACGTCCTGTACCAAGGCCGAGGACGCGCGGCTCTTCTCAAGCTTCGCGTACTCCACGATAGCCATTCCATAATCGCTGCCCAATGCGATCTCTTTTCTGGGCGTGCCCCCGAGGTCGTAGTAGTAATAGATTTTCCCGCTGCGCTGCTTGCGCTTCCTGAGGCGTGTGACGCTATCAGGGTTTGTTGGCTTCCTTCCCATTTAACTCACCAGCCGTGGCTGCCATTTTGGTTTTTCTGCTGATGCTGCGACCGGCTCGCCGGTAAGGGCGTTGGCGATAACGCAAGGCCAACCGCTGCGCTTGATGGTGTGGCGAATACCGTTTCTTTTGAGAACCTGCACCTGGCCGGCTTTCGTTTTCGCGCCTGTGAGTGTGCAAACTTCCTCGTGCGACAGAAAATGAATTTCCATACCTACCTCCCGCCGGCCGTGGGCCGCGCTGTCTTGATGATGTGGATTGCCAGGCCAAAGGAGATCAGCAGCCATGCGCAGGTACCGAAGAGGGCGTAGATCAGTGCCTCGGTGGTGCCGGCGGACAGGAATTCGGGCCCGGCCCAGAAGAACCAGCAGCCGCTGGCGACCAGGTACAGCAAAGCGCCCAGTACAGACAGGGTGAATTTCATAGCGAACATGGGGTGTCCTTGCCGCGCTGGGCGGCAGAAGGTGATGGCTAACTGCCCCGATAGCGAACGAAACGAAGAAGAACTACAAATACTGTTCAACTTCGTTCAAGCGTCAGGGAGGTGTGTGTCGCATAATCTCGATCTTCCAATCGCTCACGCCTACCGGGGCCACACGCTGTTTCTTAAGTTCGAATGGAAGAAGCCAAACGATCAAGCGCCCGTGTCTGCGACCATCGTCGAGCCTGCGACTGTTGATGGCCTCGGAAAGGTTGTCGGCGAGCTGACAGGCCCTTGGCCGGACTATCTATCCGCGTTGAATGAAACGCTGGATGCGGCGGAGCGATGGATCGACCGCCAGTTGAATTGATACCGCTCACCGGCAGGCATGTAGGGGGATTGGGGTTAGGCTTGCTTGGTGCGGAGGTATCGCTGGCACTGACATTGCGCATCGCCGCAGTGCAGCTCACCGACCCATTCGGGGAATTGGTCTCCCTCGAATCGCTCAATGCGGGAGTGGCTTAGGCCGGTGCGCTTCACGTCTTTTACAAAGCGCTGCCGGTCCTTGGCGTTTCCATCGCGATCAGGCTCATCCCACCGACTCATCACTAGGAGGCCGCAATTCGTCTTGCCATGGTCCATGAAGCCCATGCTTTCCGGTGCATCGCTCATAGCCTTGGCCCCTTGTAGATGAAGACGTAGGCGAACCAGAGGGTGGCGATCATGGCGTCACCCGCTTGAACTCGACCACCCAGACCCACGGGTTGGCTTGCCAGTCGCCGCCGACGGATGACCACAGCAGTGCGAACGATTTGCGCGGATCAGCGCTGTATGTCTCGATCCCCTCGACGTGCCACCAGTCACCCAGTTCGGCATGATCGGTGTAGAGACGCACGCCTTCCGCCTTGGCCTGGGCTTCGGTGATCTCGTGCAACCGCTCGACGCGAACGGCGATGACCTCCAGAAGGATGCGGCTTGAATGCCTGTGCATGTGGATGCTCGGCTTCCACTTCACTGGGTACTCTTGACCCTCAGCCGACTTGCAATAAATGGCGTCAGGGTTGGTGGCGCGGTAAACAATATGCTCGCCGGTTCCGCCGCCGTAGTTGCGAACTTGCAAGCCCCATGTCTCGCGCACCCACAGCCGCTGTCCAGGCACGCCATACGGGCAGTTGTTGCGTATTTCGTCCGGCCCGATTTCATTGCCGGATAGCTCGCAACCGATCGCTCGGTCGATGAATGGAAACTTCACCACCCGGCGCGTGACCGTCTTCCTGCCTTCCAGGATGGCGCGCACCATCGACGCCGAGAACAGGATGGGGCGTTCTTTGATTTGGCTCACGGGGTAACCTTCCGGCGCGCCCACTCAACATAGGGGCCGTCATCCGTATCGAAGATCCCCATCAGGAACCACTCAGGACCTGGCGATTCGGGATTCCATGCAGTGCACGCAGCATCCTCGTCAGGTAGATCCTCGAGTTCGTCGCCAGAGTGCCAGCCTTTCAGTTCCAGTCCTTGTTCCTTGACCCAGGCAATGTAGGGCGCCGGGTCTTCGCCTTCGCCAAAGCTCGGAATGTTCGGGTGATACCACCAGCCGTCTGCATCGCGCTTGACCTCGACCGGCCCGAAAGGCTTGCTCCTGCTGTGCTCTCCGCACAGAGTTACGAAGTGCACGTCCGAATACTCGCCGCCGCCACTGCTGAACCTAGACTTGCAGCCGCAAGCTGCCGCCGCGCCATTGACGAAAGTAATCTCTACAGCGTCTGTAGTTTCCATTGGGCGATACCTGTCCTTGCCGCTATAGCGGCTGACTTTGAAGGTGGAGGGATTACCACTAGCTTAGTTTCCACGGTAGGACATACACTTTGACTGTATGTCTGCCATGAGAAAGGGAATGTATGAGTCCGAAATCGAACGCGCTTTTCCACTTTACAAAAAGTGTCGAAACGCTAAAGCACATTTTGAGGGGCGGCTTTTGGCCTCGTTACTGCCTAGAGGATGTTGCTTGGTTGGGATATGAGAAATTCACTTACGTTGCTTATCCAATGGTTTGTTTTTGTGATATCCCGCTTTCTCGGATATCTGATCACGTAAATTTCTATGGGGATTTCGGTATAGGTTTGACCCGTCAATGGGCAGAAAGGAATGGCCTCAACCCTGTATTTTACGTTTCCGGTGGTAACAGCATCACGAGTGCATTCAGGTCGTTTAACGAGCTAGCGTCGATCAAAGATAATGTTGAACTCTCAGACAAGTTGAAAGATGTAATGCGAGAGTTCTTGGCTTTTACTAAACCTACCACAGGAAAAATGATTGTAGAGGACGCCCCCGTTGAAAAGCTTTTTTATCAAGAGTCGGAATGGAGGTTTGTAGCAAAGGGGCCGAAGATCCGCTCGCATACCTTGCGTGAGACTTTTGACGTACTAGAAAAGCGAGATGAACTGAATAACGTTACGCGTGAGCACTGCATGATAAAGGTAGCGCCCGCAGATATACGCTACATATTTGTTCGGCAAGATGCTGATATTCCAGACATCATTAATTTTATTCAGACTGATCTGGATCATTACCCGAGTGCTGACTTGAAATTGCTAATGAGTCGGGTGGTGTCACTCGAAAGTATTAAACTTGATATGTGATTCAGCATGTTCTTTGTATACCAGATCATGGGCATTCACAACCGTCATGCCAGCGAACTCTTCGGCCGTCGGCAAATCCTCCAGGCAGGCAAAGATGGGCATGCCCAGCTCGCGGGCCCGGTGAACCTCACCCAGGGTGCCAGCGCTGTATCGCCAGCCATTGATCAGGACAACCGCGTCGCAACGCTCCATCAGCGCCAGGGTACCGTCGAGGAAGAACTCATCCTGATCTGGAAGGTCGTCGTCGAAGTGCGCGGTGTTGGTGTGCGGGCAGAGCGGGAACCAGCCGAGGCGGGCGGTGGCAACGGCAACTGACCGCGCAACGGCAATGTTCTCGGCGATCAGTTCGCGGTTCGCGGCGCGGTAAGGGCCAGCCACGTAGATGACCGGGATTTGCTGTTTTGTAGGCATGGGGAGTCCTTACCGGCCGTCACGACCGGATGTGATGTCAAGGGGGGGTATAAGAGAAAGCTGCTACTTGTAGGAAGGCTTTCTACAAGCTTTCCCACCTGCTTTAAAAACAGTCGTGACGGCATGCTGGCTTCATCAACCAAGCCGGAGCGCTATCGCATGAAACGACTGACCGAGTGGATAAACCTGATCGCCGCCATCATTCGCCTGATCACTGTGATCATCCGTACGGGCTGGGTGTTATCTGGTGCAGGAGGCGCCGGCCGATCCAGCGAACCACGGTGACCGCCTTACTGTTGCCGATGGCCTTGTAACGGGGGCCGTCTGGGCATTCGCTGGCAGGTTTGCCGCGCCAGGGGATCAGGGTGTAGTTGTCGGCCATGCCTTGGAGGCGTTCGCACTCAATGGGAACGAGACGGCGGACCTGAGTTGGCGCAAGCAGTGCGGGAGGCGGGCTGCAGGCGTCCAGAGAAGCTGTGTATTCCTCGTACCACTTGCCCGCGCCGAGAGCCGCTGTGTGATGAAGCTTGGTCGAGTAGGCGGGAACGATCGGCTGTCCTCGCCCGGTACCGTCCTCGCTACCGTCGAAGCCCTCAGCCTTCAGCGTGTGGGTTATGTCGCCAGTGATACAGACGGCAACTTGGCCCCCGGCGTTTGCGTGGCTGCCTGAGTGGTTCATGGCGCGCAGGGTAGGGGCGACCTCCCCGGCATCAGCACCATGATCTTTGCAGGAGAAAGCCAGCACTGCATTTTCCTGGCCGTTGTTCCTGCCCAAGGCAAAGGCGAGCTTGTCGCTGACGCCAGGGTCTTGCGTGCCATGCACTACCAGCAAGCCCGCCTCAGCGTCCTGATTGGTCGCGCTGCCGGCCGCCTTTCCGTTCGCATTGAGTGTTCCTGCGATTAAGTGCCCTGCCTGGGCCTGGTTGTCATCGGCACCGCATGTGCCGACGCCGTTGGCGGTCAGGGCAGCGACCGGCTTGTCCTGAACAAAGAACGTCTCGCTGTCCAAATCGTTGCGCCCCTCGTGGTGGGTTAGTGTGCCGGACTTCTCGATAGAGCCTGACATACGACCGGCGCCGAAGGCTGGGATACCACCGAACATCGATACTGCTGGCCCGAAGTCGCCTTCGCAGTTCGGGCAGCCATAGACACCTAACTGCTCGGGGAAGACGTACTCGCATCCTTCTCCGCACTGGAGCGCAGGGCCGAAAGGAGCTGTTCCGGTAACGTCCTTCCCCTGGCCTCGGCACGGCGCAGTATCCCGGCGCACGCCTTCTCGCTCAAAAAGTACCTCGGTGGGATCGAACCCGTCACGAGCACTTGCGACAACGAACACACGACGGCGTCGTTGGGCCAGGCCGAAATATTGGGCGTCCAGGACCCGCCACGCGATTGTTCTTTTGGGTCCATACACACAACCAGCGTCCTGCCATTTTTTCCCTGAAGGCTGCAGCTCGCAGTCTTCCCCAGCAAGCGCGCCAAGAAAGCATCCGAAGGCGTTCCCTTTGTCGCTGAGGACGCCGGGGACATTCTCCCAGACGATAACGCTGGCGGGCTTTCGCTGGCCGGCGCGAACATAGTCAACTGCATCTGCAAGCTCCACGTATTTGATGGTGAGGGCGCCGCGCGGGTCGGTGAGGCCTTCGCGCATACCGGCGACCGAGAAGGCCTGGCAAGGGGTTCCGCCGACCAGCACGTCCGGCGCCGGGATCTTGCTGGTCAGTACCAGGGCGGCCAGCTTGGTCATGTCGCCGTGATTCGGCACGTCGGGGTAGTGGTGGGCCAGGACCGCCGAGGGGAACGGCTCAATCTCAGCGAACCAGGCGGCGCGCATGCCCAGCGGGTGCCAGGCCTGTGTCGCGGCTTCGATGCCGCTGCATACACTGCCATAGATAATGGGCATGATTGCTCCTCGCCGGTATAGTTCCGGGATCTACAGGGGAGTGGGTTATGAGTCGTGACTGGTTGGTGTGGCTACTTTGTTTTTCGCTATTCGGTTGCGGAGCTGTATGGGCTCAGATACCAATTAAAAGCACTTTTTTTGTTGTGAATAATATTCATGATTTAGCTGAAATACTCGGTGCTGTCGCGACAGTTGTTGCCGTATGTGTTGCTGCCGCCAATATCAATTCATGGAAACATCAGGTGAGAGCAGTTGCGGACTTAGAATTGGCTCGGAACCTAGCAATTTCACTTAAGCGATACAAGGACTGTATCATTGGGGTATGGGCGATTGCGGAGTTTGCGGCTGATCAATCTGACGGCTCAGAAGAGCCGCCAATGGAACTGTCTGAGCCAATTGATTCAGATTTTCAAAGGGCTATCGATGAACTCGCCAAATTTCAATTGGAAGTAAAAGATCTTATCCTTCGCTGTCAGTTTGGTTGGCGGATCAACCTAAGTTTAGATTCAATAGAGCTTTTTAAGTTTGCTGACAGATGTTCATTGGTCGTTAAAAACTACTTGCTTATGTCGAAGAGAATTCGCGCCTCACCAGATGTTGCGGAACGGCTTAGGAAGGCAATCGTCACTCATTGGTCGTGGTTTGAACAAAATGGCTACGATAGTTATGAACTTGCGATTGCGCGAACCGATGATCTGTCAGCCAGTCTCGAGAAAAGAATTGACAAAAAACTATCTATAGCGTGATTGGTGGCTATGGGGTATTACGGGTGACCGGCAAGGGGCCGGATCAAGGAGAAGCAGATGATCACCGTGGTCAATGAAGACGAGCTAAAGACGATCCAGCTTCGCAAGTACGACGATGTCCTGGCTGTTCGTCCAGGAGAGCGGGAATACGGTGTTGAGATCTGGAGAGCCCGAAGGATCGCGACTATCTACGACAGAGACACTGAGGCCAAAGTCAGCATTCTTGAGCAGCTACTGGTAGAAGTTGAAGACCCTGATGATGAAGCGGTGATCAATCGTCTGAAGGACTATTGCCAAAAGGCCTGGTTCACCTGAGGTTTCTGATTAAGCAGCGTTGCGCCTGTCCAGCACTTGCTGGCGAGCCGCTTCAAACTCGCTGCCAAGGATCTCGGCGGCGCCCTCGATGTTCTCGTTTCCATCCTCAAGCCGTAGGCCGAGGTTCAGGTAAACGACCCCGTCCAACTCGAAGAAAACGCCGCCGCACATCCACAGGGCGCCGGGGTTCAGTCCAATCGCCTCCCAGGCTTCGTCCATATCGATGCTGTCCGGGCAATGCTCCTTCCACAGTGCCGAAAGGCGCTCATGCTCGGCGACCTGGGCGGCGCGAGCTTCCTTTGGCGTTCCTTTCGCAGGCTTGGCGCTTGAGCGCAAAGCGCGGTAGTCGTACTGATCGGGGCGGCACCAATGCACGTCCAGCTCGCGGCTATCACTAATCTTCACGCCACCGACATAGCTCCGGCCGCCTGAGCGCATCGGTGAGGCCGCACCACCGAACACCTGGCCAAGTTTGGCGCGCTGGGCGTCCCACTCTTTGCGCTTGGTTTCCCAGGCGATGACCGCCGCAACCACTGCAGGGGCGGTGGTCTTGTACATGTAGTTGCTCATGGATTATCTCCAGTCAGGCGCCGCCCTCCGGTGGCCGGTGGTGGCAATTTGGTATGGGTTGGCGTATTGATAAGTGGCGGATGACCGAAAACGTGGAGCATTGCTATGAACAGAGAGCACCGACCCCTGCCTGAGGTCATGGGTATTTGCATCCTTGGCCCAACAGAGCGCATGACTTTGGAGGGCAACGAAGTTCGCCTTGATGTTCCGGGCGCGGGCATCTTCGTTGATGACCGCGGCGGCGGGCACAAGGACCTAAACGTCTCCAGAAACTCGGTAACCATTGGGCTCGCAGCTGTTAAAAAACGATGGTTTGACACTTATTGGGTTGATGTTTTTAGTGGCTCCACTGTTTTGGTTCTTGCAATGTTCTGTGCTTGGCTTGGTTTAAAGAGCTGAATTCCTTTACCGGATCACCTCTATTCAGGTCTTTCTGAATTCTTCAAGCTGTCGCGACTGCTTTTCAGTGACCTCGAAAACAGGTCGCGACATTTCTGCGAAGCGGGCTGGCTCTTCGGCGGGTGCGGGTCAGGCCGCGTTGCGCAGGCCCAGCACCTGTTGGCGTGCAGCTTCAAACTCGCTGCCGAGGATCTCGGCGGCGCCCTCAATGTTCTCGTTTCCATCCTCAAGCCTGAGGCCGAGATTCAGGTAAACAGCCCCATCCAGCTCGAATAACACGCCGCCGCACATCCACAGTGCGCCCGGGTTCAGGCCGATCGCCTTCCAGACTTCGTCCATGTCGATACTGGCGGGGCAATGCTCCTTCCACAGTGCCGAAAGGCGCTCATGCTCTGCGACCTGGGCGGCGCGCGCTTCCTTTGGCGTCCCTTTCGCGGGCTTTGCGCTGGAGCGTAACGCTCGGTAACCGTACTGGTCAGGACGGCACCAGTGCACATCTAGATCACGGCCTGCGCTGAGCTTCACGCCGCCGACATAGCTTCGATTGCCTGAGCGCATAGGCGAGGCTGCACCACCAAACACCTGGCCAAGCTTGGCGCGCTGGGCGTCCCACTCTTTACGCTTGGCATCCCACGCGATTACCGCGGCAACCACGGCCGGTGCGGTGGTCTTGTACATGTAGTTGCTCATGGATTATCTCCAGTCAGGCGCCGCCCTCCGTGATATCAGATGGAGGCGGAATGATTGATAGCGTTACTGGGTGGGGAAATTTACAATCTCTGTCTTATCATGGAGATGAATAGATGTTCCCTAAGTACGTGCGCCCGGTTGGCTATGGTTTGGTGGTAGTAGGAACGATCTCACTACTATTTTCGGCTTTCGAGTTGTTTGCTGGAAGAGATTCTCTGTTCGCCGTGGCTAAATCAGCAGTGTTTGTTCTGGTTGGTGTTTGGATTATCAAGAGCGCAGTGAAGGTCTAGCTACATCCCAAAGTGCCAATTTCACACAGCTGTCGCCCTCCGTTACCGGATGCAGCGAGTAGGGTGGGTTATTCGTCTTGGTAGATGCGAAGGGCTTCGCGGTTATAGGCGAGTTGCAGTTTTGCCGACACGTTTTCAGGTATCACGTATTCGTGTCGTGGCGGCGCGAGGAATTGCGCAGACCCGGTAGACCCGAGGCCGTGCAGATGGTGAGTCATCAGCGTCATGGCCTCGCCCTGTTCCTAGATACCGTGCCAGGTCATCAGGTCAGCCAAGGCCTGGCGGGTGCCGGCCATGGTGTGGAGTCGCAATTCTTCCTCGCCGCGAGTCTTTCGCCTCGCCGCAGTCTTTGCTGATCGTTCTTTCTGCGCGGCAGCCATGGCCTACCTCTTCTATTCCGCTGGCCGGCAGTGCGAGCCAGGTTTGACGTTTGCGTTGCTGGGTGCGGGCTATGCGGCGCATGAGTCGACCTTCACCTGATGCCAGGCGCCGACTGCTTCGAAGATCCGCGCGGCGTGCGCCTCGTCCAGCGATATCGCTTCAGGTATGGCGATCCAGCCGGAAGCCACCATCTGGCTTTGATTGGCCTCATCGCGCAGCTTCTTGTAGCAATGCTCGATCACATCTTCCAAGTGGTCGGAGAGGTAGACGCCATCGGGCGCGACCTCCACCGACTTGCTGTAGCGGTCGCCGCGGGTGTCGATGCAGAGGGCGCTGAGGTAGATCGTCCACCGGTGGGGGATACCGCAAACGGCCTGGCCAATCTTTCCCGGTGCGATGCTCTTCAGCGACTTGTAATTAATCATGCCCTGTCGGCCGCTGGGGTCGATATTTACGACGGCGACGTGGTTGGAGGCCAGCAGCGAGCGGCACGACCGGGTGATGCGCGCCTGCAGGTTATGCGGCTTTCGCTTGCTCATAATGCCTCCGCGAGTTTGCGCAGCGCTTTACGCTCGGCCCGGGTGATGGTCGGCTTGCGGCGCTTGAGAATGGTCGCTGGGTCGATAATTTCCGAGCGTTTGGCCGGCTCCGGATTGATCGCCGGGCTATCGCCGATGCTGTATTTACCGCCGGCGGCCAGGTGCTGATGTACCTGGCTGGAAAGCTCCAGCGCTTTCTCGCGCCGAAACTCGATGTCTGATCTGAGGTTACTGATCATGCTGCCTTACTCCGCAGTTTCTCCTCATATCCGTCCACCAACAGCTTGAACTCCCAAAGCTCCTCCTCAAGCTTGTCGATGTAGTTGTCGTCGCGCTTGAATTCCTGCCACCACAACTGTCGTCCGACCGATTCAAGGGCGGGGCAGTACATCCCGATGTGCCACCACTTGCGACCGGTGATCCACATGCACCCCTGTACCTGGTCCATGATCTCGCTGGCGTCATTGTCGATGTGGAACGACCGAAGTTTTTCAGGGGCGAGGAAGCACTTGTACTCCGAGCCGCCATCTTCGCCGATGAAGCCATCCGCACTGGCGCCAAATGCGCCGTCGTCGGTTTTGACCAGTCCGACCTGAGTGACAATCAAACCAGTTTGAGCTTCATGCTCCATGCGAGCCTGGGGTTCCAGCTCATGACCCCGGCGCATTTGCCAGGTCTCAAAGCCACCATCCAACGGCTTGCCGCTGATTCGCTCTACAGCCAACCGGAAGGCGTAATCCTGTGCCTTGGCGGTTGGTTCGCCCTTGTTCGGGCCTGACTTCAGTTTGGCTCGAGCATCGCCAAACATGCTGGCGGTGATAACTCCGGCTCGCTCCTGGTGCCACTCTTCCGATCCCTGCGCGCAATTTACGATGATCATTCTGGGATATCCTCAAACTCAACTTCTTCGTCTGCTGGTGGTTCGGACTGCTGATCTGCGACGTCCTCGCTTTCCGGCTTGGCCTCTTCGGTTGCTTTGAGCTTCACTCCGCACGCCACCACTGCGGCCTTGAACAGGTCGTAGGCTGTTGTGTCCTTGGCGTCATTGATGACAGCCACCCCGGCCTTCCAAACTTCTGTCAGTGCGTCGGGCGTGATTGCAGCTTCGGCCTGGGTAATCCAGTGAGCGGACAGGGCAGGATCATGGGGGACTTGTGCGGCCTTCTGGCTTTGCGTCTGAGCCTGAGCCTGCTCCTGTGGCCGCAGCTCTTCGGGTAGATCTTCGATGTCCTGCGTGAAGATATCCGATGCCGCAGTGACGTTTAGCGTCATGGCGATCATGGCCCGCTTGCAGGCCATCTTGAGGATGGTGTTGGCCAGGTCTGCCGGTTCGGTACGGATCTGATCTACGGTGTTGCCGTTCTTGTAATACTTCTTCCGGCGCAGGTTCTCTGGGGTGGCGTCCAATTCCGCTTTGCAGATGACGCCGCGCCACTTGTACTTCTCCTCGCTGGACGAGCATTCGCCGACGCCTTCGCCGAGAGCAACACCGGTCATCTGGTGACGACCAACACAAGTGACCCGGTAACGTGCTACGCCTGGGCCGGAAAGATCTTCAATTCGGTATTCCTGCGCAACCCGGAAGGTCACACAGAGCACCTCTGCACCCGGCTTGTACAGGGTTGGTTTCTGGGTTCCAGGGATGGTGCCGTAGTGCGTTTCACGCTTCATGATGCCCTGCATCACTTCCTGCACCAGGTTAACGCGCTGGCGAATCTCTACGGCCGAGAAGCGGTGAACCTCGGCGGCAGTAAGGCCGGCGCTTTCGCGTGCCGGCATTTGAATGATCTCGTTCATGACGACCTCAGTAAGTGATGGAGATGGCTGGAATTTTGCGCTGAGCAATCAAGGTGACTGCCTGTTTCGCGCATTCCACGGGCATACCGCCGGCGATAAATGCGTCCAGCGCGGCGCGGTTGATCTTTGCTTTGTGCGCCTTGTCCGCTTCCCGTGCGGCGGCTTGGCGGTTGATCTCGTCGGCAGCGGCATTTGCCCGGGCGATCTCTGCGAGTCTCGCTCGCTCAGCGGCTTCAGCTTGGCGGCGCTCCGAGTCAATGCGCTCTTGTTCTGCACGCTGCTCAGCAGCGACTCGATCGGCTTCGGCCTGAGCCATCGCTTGCTTATGCCGCTGTTCGTCTTCGATCTTCTGTTGCGCGGCGCGCTGCTCCGATTCGATCTTGTCCCGCGCTGCCTGGGCGGCGGCGCGCTCCGATTGCTCAGCAGCCAGCTTCAACTCCAGCTCGCGGCGATCAGCGGCGGCTTTTGCTTCGGCTTCACGCTTGGCTGCGGCATCACGTTCTGCCTGTGCACGCTGCTCGGCTTCGTGGCGGGCGCGCTCCTCGGCTTCACGGACGATTTGGACGTCACGCTCGCGCTGGGCCTGCGCTTCTGTTTCGGCGCGCAGCCTGACCAGTTCCGCCTGTTCGGTTTCATATTTCTGGCGGGCGGCGAGGGTGGCGCGCAGCTTGTCCAGAACCTGATCCTTGGTGCGGGCAGCTTCAGCCTCGAACTCTTCCCAGTGCTCGCCCATCTTCACCGCCTCAACCGAGGCGATAGACTCAAGCAGTTCCGCGGCGGTGACGTCCGACAGATCCAAGGCAAAATCCGCAATTGCCTGTACGGCATCGACGTGCCGATCCTTGCGAGCCTGCTCGGCGACTTCCCAGTCAGTCAGCGGCTTGCGAACTTCCTCTTGCCAAGCGCTCAGCAGCTCACGAACGCGCTTGCGCTCGGCGTCGATCTTTTTCGGTACATCCTTCAGTTCTGCGACGAGCTCTTTGCCCAGGCTGTCGAGTTTCGTTTTTGATCCCGCCAGGCTGTAAGCAATCGAGCGATACGCGTCTTGGCCCTTTTTGGTTTTAACGTCAGGTGCCGAGGCGTTGAACTTGTCGATTTCTTCCCGGACGCTTTGTAGGTATGGGTCGAGGCCGTTGGGGGCGCTGAATACTGCCAGGGCTACTTCTTTAGCTGGCAGGATCGCCAGTTGCTGTTCTGCGGACATGGGGATTCCTTGCCGCGATGCTCGCAGCGATTGAAGGTGTTGGTTATTGAGTGATTCGGTCAGCGAGGGCGCCGAGCAACATCAGGAAGGTGAAGAGGGCAAGGACAGGGAAGGCGCCGCGCCAGATCAGCAGGCGCCGGGTGCGCTGGTGGGTGTTCAAGGCCTAACCCTCACCGAGATCCGCCCGCCCTTCATGGTGGCCGCCAAGCGCTTCGGCAGCGTGGCCACGGCGCGTTCACGCGGCTGGCCGATCACTTCGTTGAAGGGAAGGCCGAAGCCCAGCATGATCAGCTTCGACTCAACTTCGTCTAGCTGCTCGTCGATCAGTGATTTAACCGGTGCGGTGGTCATGCAGCCTCCTTGCGGTGCCTGGTGATTTTCAGCAGGCGCTGGCAGTAGTGGTTGAATTCTTCGACGGTGATTGCGTTGCCGGTGAGCATGTTGGTGATCATTCGCGCCACAACCGCCTGGGCGCCAGGCTCGCTACTCGGGTGCGCCAGCGCCTCCAGTGCTTCGTCGATAAGGATGTGCGGGCTCATAGGTCCGCATCCACGTCGTCTTCCGCCTCTTCCCGCTCTGCTGCTGCCGCGTCGGCGGCGTAGGGTCGGAGCAGATCCATTGCGATCCGCTCGGCGGCTTCGATGGGACGTGGCTGGCCGATCAAGTCAGCAGCGTGGCCGCGCGAATCTGCTTGGCTTCCCAGGATCGACGACAGGAATAACCGGGCGAGCGAATCACGCTGATCCAGGCCGTCGATCTGGCGTTGGTTAAGGTGGTCTTGCAGGTAAGTGCAGAACCGGTCGAACGTGACCACCTGCGGTTGACCGAAGCGGCGCTTCCACTTGATGTCCATGCCGCACACCAACTGTTCCGCCGAGTGTTCCAGCCACTCCTGTTCCGGATTCGCCTCGCTCACCTCTGGAGCCAACTGAGCGTCGAAACGCCCTTGGCATATTTTCAATGCTGCGTTCATGGTCGCCTCCAAAGTGGCGGGTTGTTCACCTGTATTCGTCAACACTCATGCCTCCCGCTGGTTGCCGATGGGCGCGGGGGATGAGTGCTGACGGGTAGAGGCGGGGAAGGGTGCAGGCGCCCGGCACTTCCCGGGATGTGTCGAGTCTGGCCAGCTATGCCCTCGGACTCGCCTGCGGTGTTCTTCTTCGTTTGGGTTGGGCCTACCTTTCGGCTGATGCGCGGTCACATCGTCGGCCCTGCTTTCCGCTGCCTGTCAGGGTGTTTGGCGAAGCCTTCAGGCTTGCTACGCCACGCGGGTGTATCGTTGATCTACTTCATGGCGGTTACTCCTAACGTTCGCTCACTGGGAAGGCAGTGGCCAGCTATGAGAATGGGTGATTCAGATGGCCGGAGCTGATCCCGGCACGACTATTAGCGGCCTTAGTGACACCGGAGTTTCACCGGGGCGAAGGTTTCAGCCGCTTATTCTTGGACTCGCCGTGGCCATCTGGGCGCTTACTCACTCTACCGGCCACGATTCCCGCGATCCCTCAGGTCTTACACTTGCCCATCAGCCTGGGCATTCATCTGCGTGTTGCGGTGATGCAGGTGGGCGGTTATAGGCCGCAGTTTCGTCCGCATCGGAGATCGCTCGAATCTGGCTGCCGAGTAAACCGTCTTCGCCGCGTTGTTCGTCGCTCTGGCTCGGGTAAAGGTGGCCACCCTGCTATCTCGGGGCAGTCAGCCGAGCGATCTCCGATGCGGCCTGGTGCTGGGAAGTACCAGGGCCTCGGGCAGTTAACTACAGGCCGTCGCGACACTTCATGAGCGGATCATTTCCTCAGGGTCGAATCCGAACTCACGGCAAAGCGCGCTGGCGACGCCGGAACCAACACCAAAGGCATCACGCACCAGCGCCCAGCGGTACTGGCCGTACTTGGATCGGTATTTGCTCGGCCCTTTCAGGTTGCGAATAGCGCTTCGGATAAGGTCGCGCTCATCAATGTCGCATCCGCTTAACTTCATCACATCGACTTCCTCCGGGTTGTTTTCCCGATGCCCACCGCTCTGGATGAGCATCAGTGAAAAGGTCCGTCAGTCGTCTTCGTCCGCCTCGATCATCTTTTCGATGTCGGCGGGGGCCGGCTTCTGCCAGTTCTTGATCTGGCCTGTCTCCAGGTCGATGTTCAGGATCAGGTAGTCGCCATAGTGCTGGCCTGGGAAGAAGTCCGGCACATAGCCTTCATAGCTGCCGACCTCTTCGCCCTGGGCGTCTTTCAGGCCAGCAGCGAACCTGTCGCGGACCTTGATGTGCAGGTGCAACTCGGTCACGTCGACCTGCACCGTCTTCTGCTGATTGATTTGCATGCTGCTGTCTCCGGGTTGATTTCCCGTCAGGCCCTTTCGCGAAGGCCTGCCAGTGAAAGCTTCACTCCGGCACCCTGATCGGCTGTTGGTCGATGATCGTGATTGAGCCGCGATCAGTTACCGCGACCCTGGCGGTCAGGCCGGGGTGCATGTCGGTAAGCCGTGGGTGCGCTTTGAAGTCGGCGACCCTGCCAGTGCGATCGCCCAGACCGAGGTAGATCACGTCACCTATTTGGATTTCGCTCCCGCGCTTCGTTGGCATGTTGTCTGCTCCGTTGATTTTCCGGATGACCCTGTCGCCAAGGTCATCGAGGAAATCTGTTGTCTCCACCACGCGCATCGCCGGATTCATATCTCTGGCCAGGTCACACATTTCGTGTCCGGTGTTCTTCCTGGCTGGCTTACGTGGTTTCGCGTACTCACATGAGGGAGTACGGCCAGTTCCAGAGCTGGCGTGGCATCGACTATTTGTTGCTCGCACTTACCGGATCGGGTCCGGGGTAGTCGATGGCGAGGATCCTGAGCTGTTAAAGAGCGCTTCGCAGTGGCTGTGTGTCGCTGCGATGGGTGAACTATCACGCATCGTGTTTAATTCGTCAACACGAAGTGTGATTTATTTTTGTGAATTAACACGGCAGTTCTCGGTTACGTTTTCGGGAAGCGTGGGATATGATTCCGCCATACATGTATGGATATACAGTATTTAAAGTGGAGGGAATTTCATGGCGAATCAGCAGGCGGCAGCGGCAGTACGGCAGGAAATGAGCGGCATGGAGCGGCTGGGGTTGCGCGTCTCATCAATGATCAATCACCCCGTGGCGCAGGCGCAGCGCTGGGTGACGATTCATCGCCTGGACACAGACGGGGATCGGGAATGGGAAGAGGTGCTGAGCGTAATCGCCGATACGGACGAACTGGAGCTGACGCTCAATGACGACGGCAGCGTGACGGTGAGGTGGGAGCAGCAGGAGGTCGAGGTGGCGGGCAGGGGAGAGCTTGAGTTTGAGCGGGAAGAGGAGCTGGCGCCTTTCTGACGGGTATGAAAAAGCCCGCGCTTGGCGGGCTTTACGATCCTTAGCCTTTTTGCTCCTGTTGCTGAAGGCAGGCCTGGAAGATTGTATCTCTGAAATCCACGATTGCCTTTTCTTTGTACTTGGGAGATGAGTAGGCGCTCTCTTTGTACGCACCATCAATAAGCATTTTGAAGACTCTGGACGTATAGCTGTTATCGGTCACGGAAGCTTCGTACATTTTTGCCATGGGAACGCCGTTTTGGCGGGCCTTCATCACAGATTCGGCCATCTTATCCATTTGAGGGCAGTCGTATGCTTTGTCTGCCGCAATGGCAGATGAGGCCGTAACCGTCGAGATAAGAACGGCTGCGATCATTGCTTTCATCGGATCCCTCCCATAATTGAGCCAGCACTTTACCATTCGGGGCGTATAGCCACCATTGGCGAGAAAAGCCGAACAGGCCAAATCGCAGGCAAAGAAAAGCCCGCGATGGGGAAAAGCGGGCTTAAAGGGATGTTCTTTAGGAGCTGTGGTAACCATAAGCGCCCGACTGTGAAAGGGATGTGAAATTTCGCGCTCAGTAGGACGTCGCGATCGCTTTGGCGAGTTGCATATCGGACATGAGGGGCGACCTATAGCTCAATCGATAGAGTCGGGATGCTTGCTCAAACTGTGCGCCGCGGATCTCGCCATCCGAACCTATGAACGCCAAGGCGTCGGTTTTGGCTGACTTGAAAATCTTTGGCGGTTCGGTCGTAAGAGAAGTGGTGAATCCAACTAAAATAGTTGGCGCGGAGATTGTGAGAAATATCGCTGCAGCGATAGGGTTGGCGCCATCACCTGATACGGCCTGAGTGCTGACCGATGCCAGTAGGGCGATTGCCAGAGCCTTCCATGAATCCATTCTTCGATGCTTCCATTGCGTTGAGAGGGCGCCACCATAGCAGAGCAAAGCGCTTGCCAGAAACAAGAAGCCCGGCGCTGGGCCGGGCAGTTCAGCACGCAGAGGGTAGTGCTGCGACTTCCTTTAAAACTTCAAATCCATCCATTCGCTGAGGAACTCGGTTTATCAAATAGCTGTACTGGGGACGTATGGACACCCGGATAGCTATCGGCAAGCCTGGCCGAAAAAAAGTACCAATTGAAACGGCTTGCTCTGACGGAGGGTCAATTGCTTCCAGCAAATGATCCGCAGCCATCATGAGGTTGCCTGTGTCGCTAGACATTGTGTCCTCCTACAAGAGTGGCCCCCAACGCTTCCAGCATTGGGCGCAACGGAAGCATCATAGATTTCCCGCCGCCTGGAGCTGATGAGTCTGGACCACCGGCAAAGATAAGTCCAACCGCAGCTACCGGACGGTTGTTTTCGTCTACTTGAACAACCAGCGACCCGGAGTCCCCACCCAATGAAAACTCTGATCCTGCGCCGTGGATGGTGAAAACATTCGCGAACCACATCACACTGCTAAATCCGTGACGCTGAGAGTGGTAGGTTACGCCTGACGGTCTCAAATCCTTACTGACTATCTGACCGCGGGTGGCTCCAGTCGTTCGGCCCACCTTAGCGACACGCATACCCTCAATAGGATCGATAACTGCTATTGGAGTGTCGAAATGATTGCCTTGCATGGACGAAACATTTAATTCGTCTTTGATGCGAAACACTGCAGCATCAGTATTAAGGCCGATATTTATGTTACCGACGGATCCGTGATGCATGTCGAGAGCCTTTACGTGAAATCCGAGCGTGAAAGGATCTAGGCCGTTTGCTTGCACGTCAGCGACACCGGGGGCAAGGATAGGAGTGCCAATCTCCACGTGGCTGCACAATGCGCTCACATGGTTGTTTGTGAGGCCGTACATTAAGCCATCGGCCAGTCTTACCAACGCACCAAGAGTTCCGGCAGATGCATCATTCCCCGGAGAAATGGATGAACCGCAAGTATAGTGATTTCCTGCGGGAGACTGGTGCGTGGCGTAATTTGCTCCCTGGGAGATTAGAGCGCCCTTACCCACGTCATCAATGGAGCCATGAGGAAAACTCAGGCCGTTGCGATGCATGCTCACCGGCAATGACTTCAGCTCCTTTTGCGTCACCTTTCTCGTGGTGTAGAAGTAAATCATCCTACTGCTTGAATTATAAGCAATTGATTCGATTCCACGATGCTGAAGTATCGCTTCGGCTTCACGAGGCAGAGCTATAGGCGGAGTATCCGCTAAATATGCATTATCAACTTCGGCTGGCAGTTGAGGCAAAAGTCCTCTTGAAATAGCCCACCTAGCTAGCCCGCTCGCCACTTGATAAGTTGAAAGCAGGTTGTCTGCCTGCGGCTGAACATCTACATTTTCTTGATCCAGAACCTGCTGTTGCATATTTTCCCCATGCTTGCCGTTGGGGCTGGAGGCGTAACGCTGAGGGCCTCCTTGCCCAATATTTTTTGACCGCTAAAAAGCCACGGTCACGCCTCTCAATCCTTTCTCCACTGGCTACTCAGCCTTTCCCCGCACAATCCTTCCCGCCTTCACCTCATCCGCATACCATAGAAGTGATTCAGCGCTATCAGCTCAACCACAGCCACGAAAACGCAGAGCACAACGAAGCCGGGGCTGAATACTCGCTTGCGGCCTGACGAGCCCCAGCTAAGACCTGCTGCGTCGGAATAGCCTGGGAGCATCATAAGGAAAGCCAGGCAACCAATGACCCCAACCTTGCTCCAGTAGCTCTGCTCTCGCCATGCAGTCATTTGCGTTGTTCCACATTGCGTTTGATGCGCCCAGCTTTCAATTCCTCGGCGTATATCTCTCTCAAGTTGGGACGTAGCTCTTGGTTTGGTTTGGTCAGGGACATAGCGTCACACCGGTTGTCCGTTCCACACGTAAAGCACCCGAGCCAGGATGTGCGTGTCATCTACCCGGATGTCCTCTGGGTCGTGATGCTTGTTGTCCGAGATCATCTTGAAGCGATCCTTGCCTTTCTTTTGCAGGCGCTTCACGTACAGCATTTCGTCGTGGGAGAAGAGGTAGATGCCATCACCCGTGAACTCCCTGATCGTGATGTCCACGAGCAGCGGGTCGCGATCCTTGATCGTCGGCGCCATCGACTGGCCCCACCCGGTGATCATCTTCAGGTGGAAGTGTTCTTTGAACGTGACGCCCAGGTCGCGCAGATGTTTGGGGCTGACCCTGATGTCCTGGAGCATTTCCGGATATTCATGCGGGATCTGCCCGCCGCCCATGGCAGCGCGCACGTCGTAGTGCGCAATCCACACCTCGTCACCGACCTGGCCGGGGCGGGAGAAGTCGACCGTGATTACGTTGCTCGACCCCAGCTCCCGCGCGGTCTCGTTGACAGCGTCCGCGATCATCCTGCGCGCGTCGTCAGTAAGATTCTTGCCGTGCTTTGCCAGCATCAGATTAACGATTTCAGCAGTGGACGGACGAGCAGCCTCATCGGCCACCTGGTCAGGTGCGCCTGGCGACTCATTCCGCGTGTCTAGCAGAAGTTCGGATTTATCGACGCGTAGCGCCTTGGCCATCAGTTCTATATCTGCAAAAGACGGCTCTCTCGTCCCGGCCTCATAGTTTCCCACTCGGGATTGCGACCAGCCGCAAGCCTCAGCCAGTTGAGCCTGTGATTTTCCAGCGTTTTTACGTGCGCGTTTGATGCGCTCAGCTAATTCGGTCATGCGCGGGATTCAATCACGTATTGAAATACCCGGCTTTCACTTATTGTGTTTGCCTTTAACACGATGCGTGTTTATCCTTGGGCCAAGAGCTATAGGAGCGATTTCCATGAACCACGTCCGAAACATTCGAGAGAAAGCTGGGATTACCCAGGCTGCCCTTCGTCGGTCGCTTGGGTGGAATCAATCACGCCTCGCTAATTACGAGTCCGGCCTTCGCTGTCCTGGGCTCAGCGAGGCACGACTGATCGTGTCTGCATTGAACGCCTTGGGTGCCAAGTGCGTTCTTGATGAGGCATTTCCGCCTGCGGGCGTTTCATCCCAGTCCGCCGCCTGACATCCCTGTCCGCCGTTCCATTGAGTAGATGATCGCCTCTGCACCTGCAGGGCGCCACGTAAAGAATTTCGAGGTGTTACATGCAGGAATTGATGAAGGCGATCTATGACGTGGTTGACGACCACGGGGCAGGGCGGATTGCGGATGGCGCCAGCTTCTCTTCGAAGACGCTGCTTTCTCAAAAAGCGAACCCGGACTACGACAGCCACAAGCTGAACGTCCAGGAGCTGCACCGGATTATGAAATTCACCCAGGACTTCCGTCCGCTGAAGGCGTGGGCCGAGGCTTTCGGTTTCGACCTGGTGCCAAAGGAAAAGCCCGAGGGTATCAACCTCAACTCCGCGCTGCTGCGCCTGCACGCCGATCTGGCTGACGTGACCCGCCTTGCCTTCGATGCCCAGGCTGATGGCCGGGTCTGCACTCGCGAGAAGTCCGAACTGCTCAAGGAGGCTGAGGAAGTGATCGTCAGCCTGGAAGTGTTCAAGCAGTCGGTGAAAGCAGCCTGAATTTCAAACACAAAAAAGCCACCGGACGAGGGTGGCTTTTTCTACAGCGGTAAACAACTGGAGCGAATCATGCACCAACACGCAGAATCGATCAATACCCCCAACAATCTCGCGCCACGTTTTCCGCAGTCTCAAAACGTGGCGCGGACTATGTCGTCACGCGAGATCGCTAGCGTAACCGGCAAACGACACGACAACGTGCTGCGTGACATCGCTGCCATGCTCAAAGACTTGAAAGTAGATCTCCTCAAATTTGAGGACATCTACTTAGACGGTCGTAACCGTGAGCAAGTGCAATATCTTCTTGATCGTGAGCATACCGACTGCCTACTGACAGGTTACAGCGCTTCGATGCGCATGAAGGTCATTCGACGATGGTACGAACTGGAAGGGCAGGCCGCAGCGCGTCAAGCGGTGATAGCCAACGGCACGAAGGTCGTCGGCGAACTCGCAATCCTGGAATGTTTCGCGCGCCTACTGAAGCCCGCACCATCCAGCCAAGTGATGATGCTGGCCAAGATCGCCGCCAACAACGGCCTGGACGCCAAATTCCTACCAGGTTACGCCGTTGATGCCGCCCCTGACGCCGCTGGCGGCTCTTCGATGCCGACCAAGGCAATCACCGCCCTGATCAAAGATCACACCATCGCCAGCACCGCCCGCGCTTTCAACCTTGCACTCAAGGCTCACGGCTTCCTGACTCTGCTGCAGCGCAAAAACTCCAAGCAGGAAATGGTCGATTTCTGGTCCGTGACCGAGAAGGGCATGGCCTACGGCAAAAACCTCACCAGCCCTCAATGCCCCCGCGAGACGCAGCCTCACTGGTACGTGGATCGCTTCCTTGAATTGGCCGCTAAGGTCGGGAAGGCCTGACATGCAATACACCGTCACGATTAACCAGGTGAAGGCGCTGGAGTGGGGGCTGAATTCTCAGCAGGCCCTGCTGTTCGCCTTCGTCTACGGCTGCCCGAGTTGGACCAAGCCAATCAAGACTGATGACGGGATCTTCTTCGCGCTGAGCAAGGCCAAGATCATCGAAGAGCTGCCATTGCTTACCGATAAGCCGGACACCGCTTACCGCATGCTGAAGGCCCTGGAAGAGGCTGGTTTGATTGAGCTTTCCAGCACTTCAAACATCACGCTTTTTCGCCTCACCGAGAAGGCCGTCGAGTGGAACCAGAAGCTTGATGGGTCGGAAAAATATCCGACCCCACCCAAAAACAAAGGTCGGAAAAAAATCCGATCTACCTCGGATAAATCTCCGAGCAATGTCGGAAAAAAATCCGAGCAAGGGTCGGATAAATCTCCGACAAATCAGGATACCAATCATCAGGGTACCAATCAGGACACCAGTCAGGACTTGCAGGACGCCACCGGCAAGCCGGCTCAGTCCCGCGGCTTGGTGCTGGTGGTTGATCGCACCGATACCCCAAGGGTCGAGATCCCCGCTGACATGCCTGGCCCCAAAGACCAGACCTGCAAAACCTTCAAGGTCTGGGCGAACTACGCCATGGCCTACCGCAAGCGCTACGGCGCATGGCCTGTGTGGAACGCCAAGGTCGGCGGCCAGCTCGGACAACTGGTTGACCGCCTGGGCGCCGACGTCGCCCACCACGTGGCCGCCCACTTCCTGAAAACCAGCGACGCCGCCGTGCTGCGCAAGTGCCACAGCCTCAACGAACTGCTGGCGAACGCCGAGAGTTACCACACCCAGTGGGTCACCGGTCAGCGCATCAACGGCACAACCGCCCGCCAAATGGAGCGGACTGAGGCGAACCACTCCGCAGCCGAGCAGGCCGCCCAGATGGTTCTGGCCAAACGCCAATCAGGTGACCGCAATGAATACCTCTGAAATGAACGACCAGCAGGTTGCCGGACTGGCCGCCGCCATCTGCGCAACCGCCGAGGCCATGGGCCAGGAAATGAACCCCGGTACCGCCGCGATGATGGCCGAAGACCTCTGTGCCTACCCGGTGCCAGTCGTAAAAGCCGCGCTGAAGTCCTGTCGCTTCGAAGTGAAGGGCAAGCTGGCGATGGCCGACATCCTGCAGCGCGTCCAGTCCTCCGATGGCCGTCCCGGTAAGGACGAGGCTTGGGCCATCGCCATGACCACCAACGACGAATTCGAAACGGTGGTGCTGACCGACGAGATCCAGTTGGCCCTGGCCGCTGCGAAACCGATCTTGGATGGCGGCGACAAAATCGGCGCGCGCATGGCGTTCATCGACGCCTACCAGCGTTTCGTGAGCCAGGCCCGCGAGGATGCGAAGCCGGTCAACTGGCATGTATCCGTAGGCTTCGACGCCAACCGTCGTATCCAGGCTGTGACCAAAGCGATGGAACTGAAGCGCATTCCCCGCGAACACGGACAGAAGTACTTGGCGGACCTGAGTGTCGAGCCCGTCACCGAAGACGGTCGTGCAATTGCTGGCTTGGTCACCGGTACCGTCACCCGGCCGGAACCCGCTATTCGCGCAAAGCTTGAGATCGTTAAGACCTCGATGCTGGAAATGCGAAAGGCCAGCGCAGAGCGGAAGGATGAGATACGGATTGCAGCGGCCAACGAGTTGGCGGATCGCCGGGCGTTCCTTATCAAGCAGGCCCGAGAGCTGGAAGAGAAGAGGGCGGTGCAATGACCGACAAGATCAGCGTCAACTGCCAGGCCAAGCTCAATGAGGCCATCACCTGCCTGACCACCATGTACCGGGACAAGAAGTTTGTGGTGGTCTCCCTGCGCCCTGGCAAGGACCGGACACTCGACCAGAACCGGCTGTGGTTCGGGATGTACAAGCGCATCGCCGAGATGACCCAGATCGGCGACGCCGCGGACGCGCGTCGGTACTGCAAGCTTCACTTCGGCGTGCAGATCCTGCTGAACGAGGACGCTGGGTTCCAGGCCGAGTGGTACCGGGTCATGCGTCATCTGCCCTACGAAACGAAGCTGGCCATGATGGGGGAGTGCCACTTGTTCGGCCCTGATGGCTTCCCGGTGACCAGCCTGTTCAACCGCGCCCAGGGCGTCCAATACACCGACCGCATTGCCCACTACTTCACCGGCCAAGGCGTGGCGTTTTCCGATCTGCTAAGTCAGGAGGCCGCATGAGCCGTAACTTCAAACCGGGTGACCTAGCGCTGACCCTATCAACCAAGTACCGGTTTCCTGCTATGTCCCAAGTTGAACTGATTGTCTTTTTGCGTGAGGACCAAAAGGCAGAGGAGCCGGACGGGCATATCTGGATCGCACCCTACGACGGCTGGGTCGCCGGGCGTGGAGAAGGGGAGGGTTATGGATTTTATAAGCCGTCGCAATTGATGCCGCTGCGTGGCGACCTCACCCCTGAGCAGCAGAAAGCCAAGGAGGCTGTATGACCATCGAACGGAAGCCGGCCAAGCCGAAAAAATGCCGCGTTGCTACGTGCAGGGCCTCATTCGTCCCTTCGCGGATGGGCCAGGCGGTGTGCAGCCCGGCCTGCGCAATGATAGACGCGCCCAGGCATGAGCCGAAGGCGCGCAAGGCGCTCGCAGAGATCGGCCGAAAGGAACTGCGCGCCGCGAAGGTAAAGATCAAGTCACGCGCCCAGCACATGAAAGAGGCCCAGACCGCATTCAATGCCTGGATTCGCGAGCGCGATGTCGGCCTGCCGTGTGTGAGCTGCGGGCGGCACCACAACGGCCAATGGCACGCCGGGCACTACCGCACCGTCGGTGGCAACCCAGAGCTTCGCTTCGAGCCGCTGAACGTGTGGCGCCAGTGCGCACCGTGCAACAACCACAAATCGGGCGACATCGTGAACTACCGGCTGGAGCTGGTGAAGCGGATCGGCGCCGACAAATTGGATTGGCTTGAAGGGCCTCATGAGCCCAAGCGCCACACCATCGAGCAGTTGCAGGCCATCAAGGCCGACTACCGGGCAAAGACCAGAGAGCTGAAGAGGGCTGCAGCATGACCTATCGCAACGTTGTTTCAGCAGTAGTTCGGGCGCTCGCGGCCGAGACCATCAGTTCCGCCGGCGGCTGCGACTTTGAGCCGAAGGTGCAGTGCGCCAAGCAGAAGGGGGAGATCGTCGGCAAGGAGGCGGCGTTTCTCCAGGACTGCTGGGTGTTCGGCCGACTGCACAAGACGCTGACCCCGGCGCACTGGCGGGCACTGGTGGCGAAGTACTCGACGCACCAGGAGCGCAAGCACGGTGCTATTTTGGAATTGCTGAACTCGGTGAAGACGCCGGCGCCGAAACGCTTCCGGGAATGTGCTGTGCTGACCTGGGCCATTCCGCAAGTGGCAGGCGCCGAGGGCAAGCGCTCCGCCGCTGTGCTGCCGGCCGCCTGGTACGACATCACCAATTGGGACAATGATGGTAAGCCTGAGTCGACCCGGTACCGTTGGCGCTCAGGGATCCGCAAGACGCTTGATGACCAGGTGAACGAGGCGCTCACTGCCGCTCAGGAACTGCTCGACGCGGAGGGATTAATCGAAAGTTGCGCGGCGTAGCAAATAGCCATTGCAATGAGTGAGAAAGTGAGAGAGTATTTACCCATCCTGTCGATCTTGCGCGTTAGGGATTTGCATAAAAAAGCCCGGCAGCTGTGTCGGGTTTTTTGTTGAGGTGATATGGATACTGCCCATAAGTATAGCCAGGTTTTTTTTGCGGCTCTTTTCGTTCCTGGATTCGTTTCCGCCGCCCTGGTAGTTGCTCTATCGCAGGCTCGAATCAAATTCCCCACCATTTCTCGCTGGGTAGCCGTAGTGCTATTCGGAACAGGATTATTGTTTAGCGCTGGCGCGTTGCCCGCATGGCAGATCCTGTTCCCTGAGCCTTGCCTTTATTCTTTTACCAAGCCAATGAGCCTGTGCTGGATGCAGCCATTTGCAATTTTTCAGATGGGATTGTTTGCAGGCCTGTTCGGCGCGCTAACTGCTCTTCTATTGATAAAAATATGGCGAGTCATGGCCAGGATGCGAGTTTAAAACACCTTACGAAACACAGATGCCTAGCCTTCGCGCTGGGCTTTTTATTGCCCACGGAAAAGGGCGATTCAGCAAAAGGAATTTGCAGATGTTGAAAGAATTCAGATGCGGTAACTGCAAAAGACTTCTCGCCCGTACGGGTGGGTTTACAGAGCTCCAGATCAAGTGTTCCCGATGCGGGACATTGAATCATGCGAAGGACAAGATCCTCGAGCAATCGCCTTTGAGCGACATGAAAGCGGAATCCTCCGCGACAAATCATTCGACTCAAAGGTAAATAAATATGGACCAAGTAAAAGCAGGCGCGAAATTCATCAACCTCATCGGCTTCGATGCCTATGTTCGGCCAATGATCTCGCCATCCCAGAACACCACGGGCATCGTGATCCGCACGTGCATCAACAACGGCGGCCGACTGTACACGGGAACTGTGGCGCCAGTTTATGAGACGCTGAAAAGCTCTCCGGTCGTTTGCGCGGTTCAGGGCCAGGTTCCGTTCGAGATTCTGATCCCTGGCGGTCAGGGGCTCTGGTATGCGCCGGGTAACAGCGACTCTTCCCTTTACGTGACTTATGACGTACTGCCCTGACCGGCAGTTGATCTTGTTCATGTAGCAAATTAAGCCCTGTGATCGCGCGGGGCTTTTTCATACCTCGAGTTTACCTGTAGCCAGGACAGCCTCACGGAAGGCCTGGACGTTGATAAGCCGGTAGTGCAGCGCTACGGAAAAACACCGGCAGCTCGCGCACCCTGACCTGACTGTGCTTCCAGGGTGGCGCGAGACAAGAACGGCGAGATCGATGCATTGGGGCGTCGACGCTGTGGTTGTCTTTGGCTGACAGCGGGAAAGACCGCACACCTACTCAGGGCCTCGATATTGATCGGGGCCTTTCAGTTTTCGGCCCACCACACCCATCGCTATGAGCTGGGAGTGCTGCTGGGGCTGACCTATTCCAAACATGCCCCACGGAGTCGAGCGCATGGAGTATCTACAGCGCCTGCTCGACAAGATCGACAGGTTCGAATTGCTTATCGCGGGCCTTGTTGGCGCCGTGATCGCCAGTTGGTGGCACAAGGATGACTTGAACGACTGGCGTGCCTGGATGATCTTCCTCATCACTGGCATGGCCTGCTCGATCTACTTGACGAGCATGGTCAGCACTTACCTGTGCGTGACCGAGCCGAAGATCGTCGCCGGTATCGGCTTCCTGCTGGGGGCATTCGGCGGCTCGCTCCTGGCGGCCATCAATCGAGCCATCAAAGCCGCTGACCTCTGGGCGCTTATTCGCCAACGGTTCGGGGGAGGCAACCCATGAATCTTGAACTGATCAACTCCATCGCCTGCGGCCTTATCGCGCTGTGGGCAGCCTGGTGCGTACTAAGCGGGAAGGTGAGGGACGGCATCCTCGGGAAGCTGATCTACACCACGATCGCCATCACAGGGTTCGTCGTATCGGTACGTAGCCAGAACATTTTCTTCGGCCCGACCACCGCGGGCCTGACACTGCATGTCGCCCTGGCCCTGGCCGGTGCCCGCCATATCTTCATGGTCACGTACTGGCAGCAGGTTAAGGCTTGGCTATGCCGGACGCTGAACTGCGAGCACTGCCTGCATTGTGACAAGGCGCCTGGCGGCATCGAGCGCCGGAGCAAGTAATGCGAGGGCTTACCAGCCCCCTGGAAACCATTGTCGGGCAAGGTTCACAGTCACACGCAGTGCATGTTGGCTTTGCTCGCACTCCAGCTGCTGATCTTCGGGCGTTGCTGGTTTGCGCCACCGAATATTAGCCGTCAAGCCTTTGGCGTAAGTTCGCTCAAATTCGGGGCTGGCTTCCTTGGTAAGGCGCATCGCTTTCGCATAGTCCGCTTCAAGGTCATCTGGCAGCGATTCACAAGCCAGCTTGGCCTGTTGATACCTAACGGCGTACATGTAGCCGTCAGCAGGAGCTTCGTCGTAGCTGTAGCGGGATGGCTCTGAAGCTAGTACTGGGCCAGCGAGAACTAGCGCAGAGAGAAACAAGCGTCCGTGCATGTGTTTGAAGTCTCGAAAAAAATCAAAGTCGACGGAGTATACCGACTAATCCGCGCCACGTTTTCGAATGCGCCAAATCGTGGCGCGAGAATTGAGGTAGATATGGGCATCAAGAAGACGCTGATCCACTTCAACGACATCGCGCTGACCTTGTCTGCGGATGACCTGAAGGCTGCGCTGATCACCAAGTACGGTGATGCGGCCACAGAGGTACTGGGAGATGGTGTGATCCTTCAGAACGCCACCTATTCCACGTATTGCCCGGATGACGGCGTGAAGTTCACCTTTGCTCAGCCTCTGGAAGGGCACAACATGTGAGCAACGTCACCCGCCTGCGCCACGCTCTGCCAATGAGCCCTGACATCAATGCAGCGGTAAGCGCGCTCGACAAGGCCATTGCTGATGCCGTGGACGTCGCCAAGACTGCCGGGCTTCCCCAAGGCTTGATCGTAAGCCTGCTGCACGGTCACGCCCATGCACAAACCCATCAGATGGTGACCGAATGACCGTCAAGGTTCTGGAGTTCAAGCGGGAAGACTGGCGCGATGCAGCCAAGACCCTGCGCAAGATTGCCGACGACCTGGACGCTGGCGAGCATCCCGAATGCACTGTAGGTGCCTTGACGCTGATCGGCGCCAAGGGAGAGGTGACTGTGTTCGGACTCGGCCCGAAGTGCGACGACCTGCAATGTCTCGGTGCGATGCGCCTGGGCGAGCAGAAGCTGATTGATGTGCTGCTAGATAACGCGGAAGGGTAGGTGTGCCGCAGGTGAGCGCGGCACGGAGGATAATGCTTACGTCTTTTTGGGCTTGCCCTTCATTGCTTCTTGGATGAGCGTCGCGTACTTCGGAAGATTTTCGAGTTCTTTTTCTAACTCGACCGGAGCTGCGCCGGATGCACGCGCAGCTATCAGCTCCAGAGCTGCCGCTATTGCATAACTGCGTTTTACTTCTTCGCTGGACGCTTGAGTGTAGTTATGTGCTGGAAAACTTACAGGCATACATTGCTCCTTGCTTTGAGTGAGCTCCACCAATACCGGCAACGCGCCACTATTTCAAGCTCAAGGTGATCCATGGACAGGCCATACCCTCCATTGTCACTGCTTGAGCTGTCCGACCTCTCCGACTTCGGTATCCGGCTTACACCAGCGCCCGAAGTATGGGAATGGCTCCAAGCCGAGATCCTCGCCGACACCGGCAGCATTCACAACGAAGACCATGCCCACCTACTGGATGCAGACATCCGGGTCATGTGGGCGTGATCGAGCTTCCATCAAAACAACGCATAGCTAAACTTGGTGCGAGGGATGCGTGCCGTAGCCGTCCTTGTTTCGTGATAAGGCTGCCCGACACCATAGAGCTTGTCCTCAATCATAGCTCTCACGTCAATCGCCGGGTCGTAAGGGAAAATGCCCAACGCCCAGATTGATCGTAGATCTAGCTGTGACTTTCGAATCTTGGCCACCTTGGCGAGGTCGGCGACCATATTCGTAAGGCAGTTCCCTAGCTGAATATGTTGCTTTATCTCGAGCGCAACATAGCGATCTTTAGGCCAGTGTTTCTTTCTGATAATGAAGTCTGGCTTGAAAAAATATCCCAACTTTTCTCTGCGATAATCAAATTCAACTGCGTATTCGCGCTCCCAGTCAGGTTCGGAAATATGCTCTGACAGGAAGCGTGCGAATTCGACCTGAAACCAAATTTCCCATCCGGTTATTTGCTGCTCCTGGATGACTCGTAGGGCCGACCGAATATTGGGCATTTTAAAGAAGCCGTTGAGAAGCTCGTGCATGTATTCAAAGTCAGCTTGTGGCTTTTTCATCTTCATTCCTAGATTTTTGTCCGGCACCGCCTCCCGCGGCGCGTACTGATACCGGCATCCCGCCATCATTTCAAGTCCTACCCAAGCGAGGCACCAAAGTCTCAAGGAACCCCTATGGCGCTGACAGCAAAACAGCAGCGCTTCGTCGATGAGTACCTGATAGACCTGAATGCCACGCAAGCAGCTATCCGCGCGGGGTACAGCAAGAAGACGGCGCGGCAGATAGCAGATCAGAACTTGTCAAAACTTGACATCAAGGCAGCGCTCGAAAAGCGCATGCAGTCAAGGTCGGCCCGCACCGAGATCACCCAAGATATGGTGCTTCGCGAACTGGCGAAGATCGGCTTCAGCGACATCCGTAAGGTCATCCGCTGGGGAGAGACGCAGGTCCGCATGGTCGACGGGGAGGATGACGCCCCTGAGGACATGGTTCCGTACCACGGTTTGGCACTGATCGACTCAACCGAGGTGGACGACTCAACAGCAGCAGCTATTGCTGAGGTATCTCAAGGCCGTGATGGGCTGAAGGTCAAACTGCACGACAAGAAGGGCGCGCTGGTAGATATCGGCCGACACCTCGGTATGTTCACTGCGCCGGGGCATGCCGAGCTTGATGCTGAGCTGAAGCGTCTTGAGGTCGAGAAGCGACGTGCTGAGCTCAAGCTCATCGAGAAAGGCGGCGGCAACTCCAACGCCCAGCTACTGGCCGATCTGATCGCGAGGCTGCCGTCATGAAGGCCAACACCGGCAACCTGTTGTTTGATCGCCAACTGTCGCGATGGTATCCGCTCAAGGATCACCCGGTGCAGCTCGCTCTCGTCGCGGCCGTGTCTGAGGGCATCCGCTTCCCGCTGGTACCTGCTGGGCGCCGTAGCGGCAAGACTGAGCGGTTCAAGCGCTTCGTAGTGAAGCAGGCATCGGCGTACACCGGCATGTACTTCGCCGCCGCACCAACGCACGCCCAGGCCAAGAAGATCTTCTGGGATGACCTCAAGGCCTTCACGCTGTGCTGCATGCACAGCCGCCGGCCGTCCGAGTCGGACCTGATCATCTATCTGGACAATGGCAGCGAGATTCACGTCATTGGCCTGGATAAACCGCAGCGGATTGAGGGTATTCCCTGGACCGGCGGCGGCATTGACGAGTTTGCTGACATTAAGCCGGACGCCTGGGAGGCAAATATTCTCCCGGCGCTGAACACCGTCAACCCAACCATGCCGGATTACCGGGCCTGGTGCTGGTTGCTCGGCGTCCCGGACGGCCTGAACCACTATTACGACCTCTGCATGCAGGCTGAGTCTGGCAATGACCCGAACTTCCGTGTGTTCCATTGGAAATCGGCCGAAATTCTTCCGGCTGACGTAATGGACGCAATGAAGCGGGCTATGTCGGCCAAGCAGTTCAAGCAGGAATTCGAAGCATCGTTCGAAACGGCGTCTGGCCGGATCTACGAGGACTACAGCAAGGCGAACACCACGAACGCAGCCATTGAGCCGCATGAGCAGCTGATGTGGATGCATGACCAGAACTTCACGCCTCTATCATCCGCGATCGGTGTCCGGCGCAACGATGGCAAAGACCTTTATCTGCTCGATGAGATCGTGCTGATCAGTGCGGTATCGAAGCAGTCGGCTGCTGAGTTCGTGGACAAGTTCAAGGATCACAAGAACAAACACGTCCTGATCTACGGCGACCCGGCGGGCAAAGCGGGCGAGAAGCACGGCCATGCGTCTGACTACACCGACATCGAGGGCGTGCTCAAGGCTAGTGGCTGGACGTACACGCGCAAGGTCAAGCCGGCGCACCCGTCCATCAAGGACCGGCAGAACGCCGTCCGGGCGAAGATCCTGACTGCCTCAGGCGAAACCAGCCTGTTCATCAATCCCGTCACCGCTCCATGGTGCCACAAGGGCTTGAGTACGGTTCAGCTTCAGATGGGCTCGACCTTCCAGGAAGACCAGAAAAACGACTACCAGCACATCACTACGGCGATCGGCTATTGCATCGACGTTGAGTGGCCGTGCATCAAACGCACCGCATCCACTGAAAATCTGAGAATGTGACCCCATGAGCAACGACCCAAGCAAAACGCTACCGGCCGTAGACGCCATGCGCGAAGACTGGGCTCTTGTTGACGCGCTGATGGGCGGAACTAAGGCGATGCAACTGGCTGGCAAGGTCTACCTGCCGAAGTGGCCAAAGGAGGATGACGACGCCTATAAGGAGCGCCTGTCGCTCTCCACGCTACTGCCTGCGTTCAGCGAGACCGTCCAGAACATGAAGGGCAGGGTGTTCGCAGAACATATCGCGCTCGGCGACGATGTGCCTGAGTCGATCAAGACCTACGTGCAGAACTTCGACCGCCAGGGCAATAACCTGCAAGTCTGGGCTCAACAGCTATTCACCGTAGGGCTTTCCCATGGCCTTTGCCATGTGCTGGCTGATTACCCCAAGACGAAAGACGAGCAGGGCAACTCTGTCGTACGCACTGCTGCGGACGAGAAGGCCGCCGGTGTTCGCCCATATGCGGTGATGATTCACCCCCAGCAGGTGATTGGCTGGCTCACAGAAGAGAAGGGCGGCGAATGCTCGCTGTCTCAGTTTTGGTATGCGGAGGCTGTCGAAGAGCGCGTCGGTGATTTTGGTGTGACCATCATTCCGCAGATCAGGGTTTTGATCCCTGGTGGCTGGAAGGTGTACCGCAAGACAGAGGACGCAAACGGCAAGAAGGAGTGGACCAAGACTGACGAGGGGACGAATACGCTGTCGGTCATCCCCCTTGCCACGTTCTATACCAAGCGCACCGGATTCATGACGGCGATACCTCCGCTGCTGGAGTTGGCTCACCTCAACAAGAAGCACTGGCAGTCCCAAAGCGATCAGGACAACATCCTGCACGTCGCCCGGGTGCCGATGCTGATGATCTCCGGTATCGACGACGAAGCTTTTGAACTCAAGGTCGGGACCAGCTCAGCGACAAAGCTGCCTACCGGCGGCGACATGAAGTGGGTGGAGCATACCGGGACGGCTATTGAGGCCGGCCGCAAGTCGCTGGAAGACCTTGAAGATCAGATGCGCATAGCTGGTGCAAAGCTGCTTCAGAAGGACAAGCAGTCCACGAAGACTGCGACCCAGGCTGAGGAAGAGGCGGCTCAGGAAATGAGCCCGCTGCAAACCATGGCCGGCCAACTGGAGGACACGCTTGACCAGGTGCTCCAGTTCTTCGCGCTCTGGAAGGGTGAGAAGGAAGGCGGCCACGTGAAGGTGAATGGCAACTTCGACGTGGACTTCGCACCGGAAACCACCCTTCCACTGCTGCTCAATATGGCAACCCAAGGCCGGCTATCTGACGAGACCCTGTTCAATGAGTACAAGCGCCGCGGCGTGGTCTCGGATGACATTGAGTGGGAGGTCGAGAAGCAGAAGATCGTCGACCAGGGGCCAGCGCTCGGAGCTCTCTAAATGCCAACGGTCAATGAGATCCTTCAGGACGAGCATATCGCTCATGCGGTATCGCTGGAGAAGTACAAACTTGGCGTGGTGCGGCGCATCATCGCTCAGTTGAATCGGTCGGATGCCAGCCTATCGGCAGCGCTGACCGAGGCCCTGGAGCGCATGCCCGCCGAATCGTTCACCGTTGAGCGCCTGGAACTGCTATTGGGCGAGGTGAGGGCAGTAAACGCCCAAGCCTACGACCAGGTGTTCACCGCGCTTGAAGCTGACCTGCAGGAGCTTGCGGGCTACGAGGCCAACTGGCAGCAGACGCTGTTTCAGCAGGCGCTGCCAGAGCCGGTGCTGGTGCGCTTCCCGTTGGTGAGCATCAGTTCTGAACAGGCATATGCGGCCGCGATGTCTCGGCCGTTCCAGGGGCGGCTGTTGCGCGACTGGGGCAAGCAGGTTGGCGCTGAGCGTATGGTCAAGGTTCGCAATGCGATCCGATCCGGCTACCTGGAAGGCAGGACCACCGACCAGATCATCCGCAGCATCCGCGGAACCAGGGCGGCTGGCTATGCCGACGGCTTCCTTGAGCGGCCCCGCAAAGACTTGGCAGCTATCGTGCAGACAGCCGTGAGCCACACAGCGGCCACGGCACGCGAACAGTTCAACGTGGCAAACAGCGAGATCCTAAAGGCCGAAGATTGGCTCAGCACCCTCGATACGAAGACCTCCACCGCCTGCATTATCCGGGACAAGCTTTCGTATGAGGTCGGCACGCACAAGCCGATAGGGCATAAGGTGCCATGGCTGCAAGGTCCGGGGAGGATTCACTTTTGCTGTCGCAGTACCTCAACGCCGCGAACCAAGTCATGGCGAGAGCTTGGCATTCCCATTGACGAGATGACGCCAAGCCAGCGGGCGAGTATGGATGGTCAAGTGCCAGCGGAAACGAACTTCAGCACCTGGCTTTCTCGCCAATCCGATGCGCGCAAAGCCCAAGTGCTTGGCCCGATGCGGTACCGACTCTACAAGGACGGCAAAAGCCTCGAGGATTTCTACTTGCCTACAGGCGAATGGTTAACCCTGGAGCAGATCAAGCAGCATGACGTTAAGGCATTCGCTAAGATGGCTGCATGACCGACAAGCCCAAGCTTCATCTCATTCAAGGCACGCCAGCCCCGGATACTCCGGCGGCACAGGTGCGCAAGCGCGTACGTGCGATGCCCAAGCCGGCAACGATGGTCCAGTGCCATCGCTGCGGCGGGCGCGAGGTGATCGAAACGAAGATCGGTGTGCTGATGAAGAATGGCAAGCCCACCGGAGGTACTAAGCAACTCCTTTGCGTGGGCTGTATCCTAAGAGGTGAGAGGGTTGTATTGAATTGATCGTTTTGAATTAGATCAAATACCTTAATTGGTTTCATGCCAGCCGCTGTTGTAGGGCTTTTCAGTCCAATACCAGCGCGGGATGGGGTTTTTAGGGCGCTGTTTGTCTTTCATGAACTCTTTCGCGGAGTCCTCTAAAAAGTCCAGCGCTTGCACTGGTCGATAGAAACTTTGACCTTCTTTGGCATTGTTGAAATCGCGTTTTGTCAGTTTGAAAACACCTGTCTGAACAAGTGCTTCCACGACGTCGTTTGTAGCCTGCATTGTGTTGCGATAAGGCGAGTCAACTGGCAAAAAGCACATGCGAAGCATGGGATCAAGCGATGCAATGTGGTCGTGTGGGAATTTTGATAAACGCTGTTGACGTGCACCCACAGCCATTGAGACCAAAGAGGTTTGTTGGCAGTAGTCGACCAACTGAACAACGTCAATAGATGCGCCCCCGCCGTGTGGGAGGCGGATGCTAAGTTTGTCAGTGCTCAGTAGAGAGGTGTTGACCGGAGCCGCGGTCTCCTCTTTGAAGGGGCTGATAAGCTTGGTGTATGCGGCGTAAGGCAAGATCGCAAAGAGCGGGTCTTTTTGGTCTCCATAAATGAATTGAACTTCAGTGGTCATGATGCATTCCTTTTTCGTGTTTGGATTGAAATAAACTACCAAATGAAAGCCCCTCGCGCAATAGAGTGTCGAAACTTTGTACGCAGGTGACGTCTGTGTACGCCAATACCAGCCCTGGCATCCGCCGGGGCTTTTTTATGGGCGCAATTCCGGATGGATAGCGCTGCACCGGGCCGGATGGCCCACCAGATGGGCGGATGCCCGGAGATGAACCGATGAAACTGAAACTTGACGAACAAGGCCATGTGGTTGTGCAGGATGGCAAGCCGGTCTACACGCATGAGGATGGAAAGGACGTGGCGTTTGACGCGCCGTCGGCTGTATCCAAAATCACTGCTCTGAACGCCGAAGCCAAAGGGCATCGCGAAGCCAAAGAAACTGCCGAGGCTCGGGCCAAGGCATTCGAAGGCATCGAAGACCCTGAAAAGGCCCGCGCAGCACTGGCTACCGTCGCAAACCTCGACGCCGGGCAATTGGTCCAGGCCGGTAAGGTGGATGAGATCAAGCAAGCAGCCATCGCCGCCACAGAGGAGAAGTTCAAGGCCCAGGTGACCACGCTCGCTGAGCAGATCAAAACCGTCACTGCGGAGCGAGACACCACCACCGGCATTCTCTACCAAGAGAAGATCGGCGGCGCCTTCGGTCGCTCCAAGTTCGTCACCGACAAAATCGCCGTTCCGCCCGACATGCTGCAAAACACCTTCGGCAAGGCCTTTAAGGTCGAGGAAGGCAAGGTCGTGGCTTACGGCGACGATGGCAACAAGATCTACAGCCGCGCTCGTCCTGGCGAGCTGGCTGACTTCGACGAGGCGCTGGAAGCCCTGGTCGAGCGCTACCCGTATCGCGACAACATTCTCAAGGGCTCCGGCGCCAATGGCGGCGGCGCTCCGAACAATGGCGGTAAGGGTGGCGACAAGAAGACCCTTCCGCGAGCCGCATTTGATGCGCTTGATCCAGCCGCCAAGGCTGATCACGCACGCAATGGCGGCTTGGTAACTGACTGACCAAAGCCGCCGGGTGTTGCCCGGCAAGTAATCAATGCCCGCCACTGAGCGGGCTTTTTTGTGGAGAAAGCCAAAATGGCGAACACCTTGAACGGGCTTGTGCCTGCTCTTTACGAAGCTCTGGACGTTATCTCTCGTGAGATGACAGGCTTCATCCCGGCGGTATCCAGAGACTCGTCCGTTGCCCGTGCGGCAATCGGCCAGGACGTGTTGGTGCCTATCACCAGCGAAGCAGCTTCGGCTGATAACACCCCAGGCGTAACTGCTCCGGACTCGGGTGACACCATCGTCGACAACGTCGCGGTAGCTATCACCAAGAGCAAGCACGTTCCGGTGCGCTGGAATGGCGAGCAGACCAAAGGCCTGCAAAACGCCGGCACCTTCTCGTCCATCCAGGCTGACCGCTTCTATCAGGCGATGCGCACGCTGGTGAACGAGGTGGAGAAGGATCTCTGGTTCGAAGCCTACCGTAACGCCTCGCGCGCCTACGGCACTGCCGGCACCACGCCTTTTGGTACTGCGGCTGACCTGTCCGACTTCGCCGGCGTGCTGGGTATCCTGGAGCAAAACGGCGCACCAACCAACGACCTGCAGCTGGTCCTGGGCCACTCGGCCATCGGCAACATGCGTGGCAAGCAGTCCGGCCTGTTCAAGGTCAACGAGGCCGGCTCCAGCGACATGCTGCGCAACGGCATGACCGACCGCATCATGAACATGGCGATCCGTCATTCCCACCAGGTGGGCCGACACGTCAAAGGTACTGGCGCTGCGTACGTCACCAATGGCGCTACCGCCGTAGGTGCGACCAATATTGCTCTGGCGACTGGCGCGGGTACGGTCCTGGCCGGTGATATCGCAACCTTCGCGGCTGACGGCGACAACAAGTACGTCGTTGGTGCTGGTGTTGCGGCCCCAGGCACCATCACCCTGAGCAAGCCCGGCTCGCAGATCGTCATCCCAACCGGCAACACCCTGACCTTGGGTAACTCGTACACCGCGAACGTGGCGTTTGCCCGATCGGCGATCGTACTGGCTACCCGTGCCCCGGCGATGCCAGAGGGTGGCGACTCGGCGGACGACGTGATCACCGTCACAGACCCACTGACTGGGCTGTCGTTTGAGATCGCGGTCTACCGCCAGTTCATGCAAACGGCCTACCACGTCCGTTTGGCCTGGGGCTGCCGCGCGATCAAGGATGAGCACATCAGCCTGCTGGTCGGCTAACTCAACCACAACGACAACCAGGGGCTTCGGCCCCTGCGTTGTTCTGGAGAATGACAATGGCTGGACTGACGAAAGAACAGAAGGCGGCAAAGGTGCTGCTGGCCAAGGCTATCGAACTCAGCGGCTTGAGCGTGGAAGCTTTTGAGGCCTTGGGCGAGCAAGAGCGTGCCGACTGGAACAAAAGCGCACAGGACGCGATTGATTTGACTGCGGCAGAAGCTCAGCGCCTTGCGGATGAGGCTGCGGCTGCCAAATCTCAAAGCAATCCTGTCGCGGAAGACGACGAACCGGATTACACCGGCCTGGTGAAGGTTGAACAGGGCGGTGAGGAATTGCATGTTCATCCTTCCTGCCTAGATGACCACAAGCGTCTCGGCTGGAAAGAGGTCTGACATGGCTCTGGTGATCGAGAACGGCAAGGTGGTGCCAGGCGCCGATAGCTTCGCAACGGCCGCCGAACTGGTCACCTACGCCACGAGCTTCGGCAAGGTCATTCCAACCGACGAGGTCGCGCAGGAATCCCTGCTGCGCCGCGCGGCCCTGCAAATGGACGCGATGCCATGGAAGGGCAGGGCTGTGAATCGCGATCAGGCGCTGGCCTGGCCTAGAGCTGAGGTTAAGCGTCAGGGCTGGGTGTTGCGGCTCGACGAAATCCCGCCACAGATCAAGGCTGGCCAGATGGCCTTGGCCGCCGAGATCCATGCTGATGACCTGATCGCGCCTGAAACCAAAACGGGAGCAGTCGTTTCCGAAACTGTTGGGCCGATCAGCACCACGTTTGCAGTTGCCACCAAGTCGGTGAGCAAGCCAGCAGCAACCCGGCAGTCGTATGCCCAGTTTTCCGGCCTGCTGGAGTCCTCAAGTCAGGTCAACTTGGTACGAAGCTGATGGCAGACATCTATGATCGGGCTAAAGCGGGAGCTATCAGGGCGCTTGCCCCGCGATCCAAGGGCGGTAAAGGGTTGGAGCTTTCCCTGATTCGCGTTACCCCTGGCGAGTACGACCCTGAGCTTGGAGGTAGTCCTGTGATCACAGAGCAATTCGACGGATCAGGGCTTCGCGAGAACTATCGCCAGCAAGATATCGACGGCTCATTGATCAAGCAGGGGGATGTCAAGATCCTGATCTCACCGGTGCTACTGGATGGCGTAGACACGCCGCTGCCGGTGACGCTGGATAAAATTGCCTTTGACGGCGACACCTACACGGTTCAGCACGTTGACCCGTGGGACTACGCCGGCATCGCTGTTGGCTTCAGCGTGCAGGCCAGAAAATGAGCTTCAGTCTGGACATCAGGGAGTTCGCCGAAAAGACCAAAGGGAACATCGAGGAGATCGTTAAAAAGGTCTCCATTGACCTTCTTAGCTCTGTCGTCGACCGCTCTCCAGTTGGTAACCCTGAGTTGTGGGCAGCGAACATAGAGCACCGTGCAGCCAATACCCGGGCGGCGGACGACTACGACTTCAAGGTCGCAGCACGCAACACGGTCATCAACCTGACCGACAGCAACTTCACCAAGTCCGGCAAGCTCAAGCGCAACGTGAAGTACGCCAAACCCCTCACAAAGACTGAGCGTGACCAGAATTTCAATGTGAACGGCTTGGTCGCGGGCAAGAACTATGTCGGCGGCAGGTTCCGGGGTAACTGGCAGGTTTCGTTTGAGGTCGGTGCCGCCGGCATGCTGGACCTTGTCGACCCAACTGGCTCTGCCGCCAAAGCCATTGGCAAGGGTGTTCTTGAGCATTACCAGATCGGCGTCGGGAAAATATGGATCATAAACAATCTCCCCTATGGCCCGCGGCTTGAATACGAAGGTTGGTCCAACCAGGCACCAGCCGGAATGGTGCAGATCACAGTCACTGAGTTTCAGATGTACATCAACAAAGCCGTCTCGGAGCTTTCAAAATGAGCGACCGGATTATCCGAAGTCTGTTTGAGGCGCGCCTGAAGGCCTGGGCTGACGCACGCACACCCAATTTGGTGATCGCTTATGAAGGCGTGACCTTCACGCCGCCAGCCGGTGGCGCTACTTACCTGAGGGTATACCTAATGCCCGGGAACACCGATAGCGAGGACCTGGCAGGCAAGCACACCTCCTATCGGGGCATATTTCAGGTCAGCGTGGTTACCGCGTCGGGCTCGGGCACCGGGGGCGCCGGCTTGATTGCGGAGGAGATCGCCCAGCTGTACCCGAACAATCTTCCTTTGACCAAGGCGGACTTCACTGTCTATGTCCGCTCACCAATGGCCACCGCTCCAGCGATCCAGGGTGAGACCACAAGTACTTCGCCCCTGTCGTTTCGGTACCGAGCCGACACCTTCTAATCCGCCCGTTGGGCAAACCCCGAAACCCGCCTCTGTGCGGGTTTTGTCATTTCTGAAAAGAGGAAACACCCATGCAAATGCCCAACGGCGCCACTCTTGAGATCGCGTCCATCTACGGCACGCCGATCCCATTCACCACTCTGACCAACGCCAATCCAGCCGTCGCGACCGCTGCGGCGCACGGTCTGGCCGAGGGCGACATCATTGCCGTAAATTCTGGCTGGACCCGCCTCGATGGTCGCGGCGTTCGAGTTGGAACTATCGCCAGCGGCACGTTCGCGCTGGAGAACATTAATACGACCAGCATTCAACAGTATCCCGCCGGCTCGGGGATTGGTTCCGTTCGCGAGGTGACAGCCTTCACCGAGATATCGCAGATTACTGAGATGAACTCCAGTGGTGGTGATCAACAGTTCCTCACCTTCGGCTTCCTGGCTGACGATGATGATCGCCAGATGCCGACCACAAAGAACCCGATCACGCTGACCTTCACGGTCGCTGATGATCCGTCCAAGCCTTACGTGGCGGTGTGTGAAGCTGCTGACGACGACAAGCAGGCTCGTTTGCTTCGCCTGAACCTGCCGGGCGGCAGCAGCATCATCTACAACGGCTATGTGTCGATCACGTCGACCCCGACCATGTCCCGCAACAATCTGATGACCCGTGTGATCAGCCTTGCGCTGACCGGTCGCCCAGCCCGTTACGCGGCTGCGGTGTAACCCATGGCCAAGTTCAAATTGATCCAGAAACCGACCTTCAAGGCGCCAGTGATGATCCAGCGGGCCGGGTATAACGCCGAAAAGGTGGAGTTCGAGTTCAAGTACCTGGACCGTACCGCGCTCGCCGAGCTGTACACCGGCTGGAACGAGCGGCACGACGAATTGAGCAAGCAGCTCGGCGACATGGACCTCACAGCTTTCACTGCCGCCCAGATCGCCTTGCAAGCCGACCAACTGCTGGATGTGGTCGTCGGCTGGGACATTGAAGAAAAGTTCACGCCTGAAAATGTGCGCATCCTCGTCAACTCGATCAATTCGGCGCCAAAGGCGGTGCTGAATGCTTACGCCGAGGCTTTCAGTGAGGCACGCCTGGGAAACTCCTAAGCGCCTCCCGCGCGCTGTATGAGCCGGGGCCGTCAGATGCAGATTTGATGGCCTTCGGTTTGTCGCGCCAGGACATCTCCGACAAGGAAGTCGGCATCTGGCCCGACAACTGGGACGCCTTCAAGGTCTTTGAGGCTATGAGCACCCAGTGGCGCACAGGCGCGTGCGGCGTAACAGGCATGGACTACAGCGTTCTCTCCGGGGTGATTCGGATGTGCGGCGTACCGATCAGCCGGCGACAAACCATTTTCAGCGACTTCCGGCGGATGGAGGCTGAAGCCCTGCAGGTGATGGCGGAACAGAGAGAAAACAAATGAGCACCAATTTCGCTTCCCTGGGTATCGCGGTCGAATCGTCGCAGGCCGCAAAGGCTGCTGATGATCTGGATAAGCTGGTCGATTCCGCTGAAGGCGCCCAGAAGGCCATTGATGACCTGGGTAAAACAGGCGAAGGCTTGGCCAACACCGGTAAAAAGGTTTCCCAGGCAGAAGCGGACATTGCGCAAGGCATCGATAAATCGACGGCGTCCAGGGATCGGCAAGCCGGAGCAAGCCGCAAGGCAACTGACAGCGCAGTAGCGGAAATTTCCGTCATCAGTCAGCTCGACAAGGCGATGACGGGCAATATCTCGAGCATGGAGTCGCTGGTTCAGGCTGAGGGTTTGCTAGAGCGCGCCCGCAAGGTCGGCTTGGTCACCATCGAGGAGCAGGCGAAGTACCAGGATCAACTGGGAAAGGCCTACGACAAGATTGAAAAGGCGGAAGCCAAAGAGCTGGCCCAGAAGCAAAAGCTGATCGAGGCTGAGAATCGCCAGATTGAGGCGCTGAAGCGCACCGTCAACGGAATTGACCCGGTAACCGCCAAGCTGGCGAAGCTTGAAGCTCAAGAGAAAGCGCTCAACGACCTGCATAAAACGGGTCAGATCGACGCCGACCGTTACAACGAAGCCTTGGCCAAGATCGGCAAAGACCGCGCAGGTCTGACTGAAGCCGCGGGTGCATTCGACAAGCTGAAGCTCGGCACCCGCCAGGCTCAGGAAAACGTAATGCAGCTCGCCAACGCCATCCAGGCGGGTGATCTTGGAAGCGGGGCGCGTGCGATCGCCCAGCTGGGTGCTGGCGCCGGTGAGTCGGCGAAAAGCCTGGCAGGTATGCTGATCCCGGCCGGCCTGCTGGTCGCCGTAATCGGTTCGCTGGGCTACGCATACTTCGATGCAATGAAGCAGGCGCGAGAGTTCAATGCCGCGATCAATGGCGGTACGAATGGTGCCGGGCAGACCATCGCCAGCCTGAAGGACATGGCCGATGGCGCTGGGCGCGTCACCGGCAACCTGTCCGGGGCGCGCGAGGCAGTCGTTTCGCTTGCATCCGGAGCAGCTACCAGCGGTACGCAAATGCGTAATCTGGCTGAGGCCGCAGCGGCTGTGAGTGAAGTAACCGGTCAGGGCGCCGGCGAGCTTGCCATGTCCTTTGCCACTGCCGGCGAGACGGCGACCGAGGCGGCAGGCAAGATCAGCAGCCAGTACGGGATGCTCACCCTTGAACAGTACCAGGTGATCAAAGGGCTGGATGACCAGGGCGACAGTCAGCGCGCGCTGGATGTGCTCAGCGAAGACCTGAATCAGGCCGCACTTACGCGGCTGAAGACCTACCGCGAGTCGCTATCCGACGTAGAGCGCGACTGGGACAACATCAAGACCGCTATCAAAGGCGCGTACGCCGAAGTCCGGTCGGAGATCTTCCCCGACCTGGCCAAGCAGATCGAGATCACTCAGCGAGTGCTGGATACTCGCAAGGGTGGTGGGGTGGCTGGCGCCATTTCCAATGGCCTCAGCTCGCTGAACACTGCGCTTGGACTGGGCACCGGCGAGCATGATGATTCGACCGAGGCTCTGGAGAAGAAGCTTGCAGGCTTGAAAGCCAGGCAGGCGGCTAGCTCCAATCTGGCAATCGCCACCGGTGAAAATACCGACGCGAACCAGAAAGCCATTGAGGCTCAGCGGGCGCTGGATGCGCAGCTCGATAATGTGAACCCGCTGGCCAAGCGCCAGGCCGGCTTAAAAAAGCTCAATGACCAGTTCAGGGCGCTATACGAAAATGCGGAGACGACCGGTCAGAAGTCGCCGCTGCTCGATGGCGTCAGCTTCGACGGCGCCAAGTTCTCTGGTGGTGCCTACGACACGCTTCTGAAGGGTCTTGAGGACAAAAACAAAGATCCTAAATCCGCTGGCACCCAAGTCGACCTGACCAGCTTTAATACCGCCAAGAACGACCTGGCAGCCATCACCGACGCCTACAAAAATTACCAGAAGGAACTGGAGGCGGCGCAGAAGGCAGGACTGCTGTCCGAGGAAGACTATCTGCTGCGGCGCCAGGCGCTGATCAGCAACCAGCTCGACCAGACAACGGCAGCCTACGAAGCAGAGATTGCGGCGCTGGAGGCAGCGAAGGGCAAGAAGAGCATGTCGGCCGCGCAAAGCATCCAACTGGATCAGAAGATCGCTGACGCACGCGCTGGCATGGTCAAGGCGCAGAAGGATGCCGACAGCCAACTTGAGGTTCTGGCGACTAACGAGACCGGGCGCCTTGCCAAACAGGAGAGGGCGATCAGCACTTACGTGCAGGCGCTGGGGCAGCAACAACGTGCGTTGGAGCTGGCAGGCCAGCGCGCAGTGCTCGGCGTAGGGCAGGGTGATCGCCAGAACGCGCTCAGCGGCGAGCTGAACAGCCAGCAGGACCGGTTTGCTCAGCAGTCGCTGGAGCTTGCCAACCAGAAGTCCGACCCGTCGCGCAACATGTCGGAGGAAGAGTTCAAGCGGAAATCGCAGGCGCTCGCAGACGCGAACAAGGCCGCCACTGACCAGATTCGGCAGAACTACGCTGATGTGGAGAATGCCCAGGGCGATTGGACGAAGGGCGCAACGGCAGCCTGGGATAACTACCTGGATTCGGCAAAGGATATCGCCGGCCAGACCAAAAGCCTCTTCGGCAACGCCTTCAGCTCCATGGAGGACTCCATCGTCAACTTTGCCATGACCGGTAAGGCGTCGTTCTCGGATTTCGCCAAATCGATTCTGGCCGACATGGCGCGCATCGCCACCAGACAGGCAAGTTCTGCGTTGTTGAGCAGTCTGGTGGGCGCAGCGGCCAGTTACCTCGGCGGCAGCGCAGCCGGTGGCGGCAACGGAATGGCGGCCGGATCTGCCGGTGCTGCCTCTTCAAACTTGGGCGCGTCCTCGGCCGGCTATTCCAGCACCTACTTCCCGCAAGCAAACGGCGGCGCCTGGTCCGGCGGCGTTCAGATGTTCGCCGACGGCGGTGTGTTCACGAACTCCATAGTCAGCAAGCCCACCGCGTTCGGTATGGCCAACGGCAAGACCGGCGTCATGGGTGAGGCTGGAGAAGAGGCGATTATGCCTCTGACCAGGACGTCGAGCGGCAAGCTTGGGGTCATGGCGATGGGCGGCGGCGGTGCTGGCGGCACGCAGATCAACGTCGAGGTGCATATCGATGGTGACGGTAACGCGACGTCTACCGCTGACGCGCCAGGCTATGACCTGTTCGGCAAGGAGCTGGCGACGTTCGTAGAGCAGAAATATCAGGAACTGCGGAGCAGGGACATGCGCCAGGGTGGCGTCATCAACAACGCAATCAAGGGGCGATGATGGCTATCGAACGATTTACCTGGGCAACGGAGAAGGGCGCGGAGGGTGATATCGCTCAGCGTGTTCGGTCCAAGAAGTTCGGCGATAGCTACGAGCAGTCGGTCGAGGATGGACTCAATAACCGGTCGCAATCGTGGCCGGTGATCTTTACCGGCCTGAAGCCACGTATCAAAGACATCATGGCGTTCCTTGATCGGCACAAAGGGGCGAAGGGCTTCCTCTGGGAGCCGCCCCTGGGTGAGCTTGGCCTCTACAAGTGCAACGGCTACAAGCCAGTGCACCGCGGCGGCCAGGTCTACGCCATCACCGCGACCTTCCAGCAAACCTTTCACCCCTGAGATAACCGCCCATGGCACTGATCACGGACATCCAGAAACTGGAGCCCGGCGGCGAGATTCGCCTATTTGAAATTGACGGTACCGAGTACGGCGCCGATTACCTGCGCTTCCACGGTCACGCAATCCCGCACACACCAGAGGAGTTGCTGGCCTACGAGGGCTCCGAAGAGGATCTGCCCGCCAAGTCGATTATCTGGCAGGGCCAGGAGTACGCGGCCTGGCCGGTGCAGATTGAGGGAATTTCCTCGAGCAGCGACGGCACTGCCTCTCGGCCTACTTTTGCTGCGGGTAACGTCAACGGGCGGGTGACCGCCTTGTGCTTGGCCTTCGAGGACATGCTGAAATTCAAGCTGACGGTTCGCGAGACGCTGGCCCAGTACCTTGACGCGGTGAACTTCCCTGACGGTAACCCAACCGCTGACCCAACCCAGGAAGCTCTGGAGATATGGTACATCGACCAGAAAACCAGCGAGGATGGTGAGGTCGTGGTCTGGGATCTATCTTCCCCAGGGGAGATCGACAACCACGGACTGCCCGGCCGGCAGATGACGACCTTCTGTCACTGGGCGATGACCAACGGCTACCGGGGCCCGGACTGCGGATACACCGGCGCCGCCATGTTCGACGACGAGGACAACCCTACCGATGACCCGGCGCTTGACCAGTGCAAGGGCTGTTTGTCGTCCTGCAAGCTGCGCTTCGGCGAGAACAACGAACTTTCCTTCGGCGGTTTCCCCGCCGTGTCCCTCATTGCCCGGAGCTGAACATGCGCAAGCACATCATCGCGGCCATCCAGGCGCACGCCGCGGCGCAGTACCCGAAAGAGTGCTGTGGGTTGCTGCTGGCCATCGGGCGAAAGCAGAAGTACTTCCCGTGCCGGAACATCGCCACGGAGCCGAGCGAAGAGTTCCGGCTCGATCCTGAGGACTATGCCGCTGCGGAAGACTTGGGCGAGGTGATCGGCATTGTCCACTCGCACCCGGACGCAACCAGCAGGCCGTCTCCGCATGACCTGGCCATGTGTGAGGCCACGGCCTTGCCCTGGCACATTCTGTCTTGGCCGGAGGCCGACATGCGCACGATCACGCCAGCGGGCAGCACGCCGCTGCTCAAGCGGCCGTTCGTGCATGGGGCATGGGATTGCTGGCAGGTCTGCGCTGACTGGTACGCGCGCGAGTGGGGCCTGGAATTCGAAGCCTTCCAGCGCACTGATGGCTGGTGGGAGAGCGCGGAGAACGCCAGCCTGTACGAGCAGCACTACGAGGCGGCGGGCTTTGTGCGCGTCGACCAACCCCAGCGTGGCGACATGATCGTTATGCAAGTCGGGCGCACGGTTCACCCGAACCACGCCGGGATTTACCTAAGTACCGATCCAGCGTTGCCCGGCGAAGAGTCTGGCACGTTCGGGCCAGGCCCGTTCCTGCTGCACCACCTGTACGGCAGACCGTCGGAAATCATCGTCTACGGCGGCCCCTGGTACGACCGAACACGACTGATCCTCAGGCACAGATACGCAAAACAACCCACATGACGCGGTGAGTCCGCATGAGGAAAGTATGGAAAAGCTATTTGAGATAGAAGAGAACGGTAAGGTGCGTATTGTCGGAACCGTGATTTGCGACGATTGGAGGGTGCTGATGGTCAAGCACCCTCAAACCGGTGTTTATTACGCAGCCGGCATTAAGCTCGGCCGGTAATCGCTTGTGACAAGCTGTCTAAGTAGCTATCGTGCAGCCCTTTATCGATGCCCTCGAACCTTTCGGCCTTCAGATTTTGAAGATCTTGGGAAATTACGTTCGCTATTGCATCGTTGCCAAATGCAAGTCGACGCCCGAGAACTGCTGCCGCATTCATGTTGAAAACAATTGCAGTCTTGAGTGCTAGCTCTAATTCTTCTAGGCGTTGATCGACTGTTTTCTGATTACTCAACATTGACCTCCAGGTCATAAACGCGCCGATAGTGGCGCACTCCCAGTCCTTGGGTTTGCAGCAGAAGGACTGGGTAGTCTCTACACTTCCTGTGATGCAGGGTATTTTTTCTTATAGTCCGTCAACTCATCAATTCCGTAACCTGTATTCGGGCCTGAATGAGGTATGTAAAAAGTGTTTACTGTTCTGTGGTCTTTTATGGCCCTTTCTACAGTTGACATACTTGCTAGTGGCAAGAAAATATTTCCACGACTAAATGCCGATTTTGTACCCTTTGCCTCCATATAAATCGTGAGATTTGTTTGGGGGATTTTCACGCTTCTATTTTTGAAAAGCAGCTTCCATAAATCGTGGCTATAGGCTTTTGTAATTAACGTTTCAAGACTTGCGATCTTGTCTGGCGAAACCAAAAGTAGCTCAGTGGTGTTCGATGCAGCTATTGCGAGTACCCTCGAGAACTCACCGATATCGCCTGAATAATTAGTGCTGTGATACTGCATACCTGATCCCTAGGCCAATTTTGATTTGTTTGATTTGCTTGTTGCAGGCACAACGCTACTACGCGAAGCCCGATCCCTGCCACTGGCATTCCATCCACGCTGGATGCCTGGACAGGTCGATTTCCATTCGGACGGATTCGATGAGCCAATCCGTCTTATCGCCTGGCTAATTTTGATAGTGCCCACTATTCTCTCGGTGAATGGCATATCGCCATCTCGGAGGCGGTCATGAGAACTAGCTTGGTATTGACAGGTACGTTTTTGCTATCAGCTTGCACAACCGATCGAATGACCGACCCTGCGATTGTGACTTCGGTTAACGAGAAGTCAGCATTCACAGCTCTAACCACAACTGCCGATCGTAGGATATTTATCATAAACAACGCCACTGATCGGACGTGTGGCGAGCCGCCTGCTGGAGTGGCGGAAAACATCAGTGCGAGTTTGAGCAATTCACTTTCCGTAGCGTTGAAAACGCAGGCAGGCGATCCCTCGGCGAAAAATTCATTTGCTGAAAGCGCGGCGAAAACCGTTGCCAACGTATCGCAAAAAACACAAGGATTGATGCTATACGAAGCGATGTCGTCAGGCCTTTGCATGGCTTTTGCTAATGATCCAAAAATGACAGCAACTCAGTATATTGACTCTCTGATAAACGCAGGAAAAGTGGCGGCCCCCCTTATAGAGTCCGAGCTGGCGGCAAGCAGAGGAAAGATTGGGCCCACAGAAAAAACACTTGAGCCCGGCGCCCCCACCAAGCCGGCACAGACGCCATTATCAGGAGCAGGCACGTCAGTTGATGGTGCAACTGCCGCTGCGGTCGCTGCTGGCTCTACTGCGGTAGCGCTTGCCACACAAAGCGCTGAAGCGGGACAGGCGGCGGGAGTGGCGATATCTCAGTCGATGCCAGCAGGCGCATCAAATGCGGAGCAACGATCGGTAGTAAAGCAAGTTACGGCACAGACGGTCACTCAAGTGAGTGGTAGTTCAAAAGAAGGACAAAAAGCCGCAAAAAATGCCGTAGATACTCTTTCGCAGTCATCCAACGACGCCATTGAAAAAGGGGTCACGAGAAACGTCTTAAACGCTCTCGAAAATATGAATCAGTCTCTTAAGTAAGGCTGGATTCCACGCGACCGATCCGCAGTGATACAGTCCCTCCATACCAACGAGGGAACGACATGCGGATTTTGATAGCGGCGGTAGCGGTGGCGGTGCTGGCGGGGTGCGCCTCATCGGCGATCTCGGTGCGGGATGCGAAGCCGGTCCCGTCAGATGAGGTCTATGCCTTCCAGACTAAACCAGCTGGCGAGAGCGGAAAAATCACCGTGGTGCGCGACTCCGGCGCGGTCGGTTCTGGGTGCGACATCGTTGTTTATGTCGACGGCCGCAGGGCTGCAAAGATCGGAACTGGACAGCGGGCCACATTCTACCTTCCGCCGGGGTCGCCCAATCTCGGCGCAGGCCTGGCTGGCTCGGGCTTGTGCGCGGGCGCTGCAATTCGAACCATCGCAGCAACGGTGCAGCCAGGCAAGGAAAGCCTGTACCGTATCAGCGGCGACATGGCTGGGTTCTACATAGGGCCTTATGTCGATTACAACTGAATCAAGAAAACCTTGAAGCCGCCTCCGGGCGGTTTTTTATTGCCCGGAGAAAGTGATGCAGGCATCAGCGATCAACTACCAACCCATGACGACGATTCGCCTGCACGGGCAGCTCCGACAGTTCGGAAAGTCCTTCAGGCTCGCGGTGAAATCGCCGGCGGAGGCGATCAAAGCACTTTGCGTGCAGATCCCTGGATTCGAGCGGTTTCTTTCGAATGCCAAGTCGCGCGGCCTTGAGTTCGCGGTGTTTCGCGATAAGCGCAATATCGGGGAGAAGGAGCTGAGCTACAACGGTGCCGGAGATATCCGCATTGCGCCCGTGGTCGTAGGCAGCAAGCGCGGCGGTATTCTTCAAACCATAGTCGGCGCGATCTTGATTGTTGCGGGTGTTATTTTCTCTGCAACGCCTTTCGGTACTCCGCTCATAGGCGCGGGCATCGGCCTTGTCGCCGGCGGCGTTATCCAGATGCTCAGCCCTCAGGCTGGCGGCCTCAAGACCAGTGCCGCGCCAGAGAACACGCCCGGCTACGCCTTCGGCAGCGCCAAAAACACCACGGCCTCCGGCAATCCTGTGTCGCTGTGTGCCGGCCGCCGACGGTGGGGCGGTGCGATCATCAGTGCCGCCATTTACGCCGAAGATCAGATGTAGGGATGTTACGGAAGATTGGCTGTGGTGGGCCTTGGCTGTTTCCTAAAATTAGATGTTCGAATGTATCTAGCGAGCTTCCATAGTCCGTTACCGATAGCCGCCAATACGACAACCACGAAGAAGTCGAAAATTCGTGCTCCGATGAGTTCAGGCGTCATAAATGCGGTAAGCATTTTCACTGTGGTGACGAACATATATACGGTGAAAATCCAAAAACCGACTGAGACTGCATAAACCGGTATCGAAAGAGTTGTGCGTAGCCAGGTGGGGGCTTTATTCATCAGCGGTTACTTCCTTGAAAGCTGAGTGGAGTTCCCATGGTAAGGGCTTCTCGCGCCAAGTCCAGCACCGTTGCCGACATACAAATGCCAACACACCGCCCACGAGGCGGTTTTTTATTGCCTGGAGAAAAGCATGGGCGCAGCACGCAAGATTGATGTTTATGGCGCCAAGGGCGGTTCCGAGAAGCCTAAAACCCCAACCGAGGCACCAGACAGCCTGCGTTCCGTCGCCATTGCGAAAATGCTCATTGCTGTGGGCGAGGGCGAGTTTGACGGTGCACCTACCGCGAAGGACATCTTTCTCGACAACACGCCGCTGCAAGACCCGCAGGGGAGCATGAACTTCCCGAACGTGAAGTGGGAGTGGCGCAGCGGGGCCGTGGACCAGTCCTATATCCAAGGCATCCCATCGGTCGAGAACGAAACGACCATCAGCACCGAGTTGCGCAGCGGCACGCCATGGGTTCGGGCAATCACTAACACCCAGCTATCCGCTGTGCGCGTCCGCTTCGCTTGGCCCGCCCTGCAATCGGTTGACTCCGGTGGCAACATCAACGGTTACGCGATCGGCTACAAGGTCGAACTGGCTACTGATGGCGGCGCCTATCAAGAAGTACTAAACGAGGCTGTCTCCGGCAAGACCACCAGCCTGTACGAGCGAACCCGCCGCATCAATCTGCCGCGCGCAACCACCGGGTGGCTGCTGCGGATCACTCGACTGACTGCAAACCAGAACAACAATAAAATTTCCGACACCATGCAGATTGCCGGCTTCACCGAGGTGATTGACGCGAAGATTCGATACCCGAACACCGCGCTGCTTTACATCGAGTTTTCTGCCGAGCAATTCCGCAGCATCCCAGCGGTGACGATCGAATGCGATGGTCGGAAATGGCAGGTCCCGAGCAACTACGACACCAGGTCGCGCACCTACACGGGCGTCTGGGACGGAACGTTCAAAGAGGCCTGGACCGATAACCCTGTTTGGCACACTTACGGCATCACCACGAACGACCGTTTCGGCCTGGGCCGTCGCATCAAGCCGTGGATGGTGGACAAGTGGGAACTCTACCGCATCTCCCAGTACTGCGACCAAATGGTGCCGGACGGGAAGGGCGGCCAGGAGCCGCGCTTCATCTGCAACCTAAACCTGCAGAGCAAGGCTGACGCCTGGTCGCTGTTGCGCGACATCTCCACCATCTACCGGGGCATGACTTATTGGGCCCAGGGCCAAGTGTTCACGCTGGCGGATATGCCGCGCGCTACTGACTTCGATTTCGCCTACACCCGCGCGAACGTCATCGACGGCAAGTTCACCTATTCAAGCGCATCGGAGCGAACCCGTTACACGCGAGCTCTGATCAGCTACGACAACCCACTGAACAACTTCGACACCGACGTCACTGCAGTGACCGACGCCAAGCTTCAGCGGCGCTATGGTGACAATCCACTGGAGATCAGCGCTATCGGCTGCACCCGCGAATCCGAGGCCCAGCGCCGCGGTAAGTGGGCGCTTCTGACCAACTCCAAAGACCGGGCCGTCACCTTCAAGGTCGGATTGGACGGGCGTATTCCGCTGCCCGGCTACGTGATTCCGATTGCTGACGAACTGCTTGCAGGCCGGCCGGTGGGCGGGCGTATCTCGGCGGTGAACGGCAAGGTCATCACGCTGGATCGTGATACCCAGGCCAAGCCCGGCGACCGGCTGATCCTCAACCTGCCCGACGGCAAGTGCGAGGGGCGCACCGTGCATATGGTCAGCGGCCGGCAGGTCACTGTGACCGTTGCCTACTCCGTGCCCCCGGAGCGTGAGCTGGTGTGGGCGCTAGATGCTGACGACCTGGCCATCCCGCTTTATCGCGTGGTCAGCGTGGCGCGGCCGGAGCCTGGTGTTTTCGAAATATCGGCCGTTCAATACGACCCGAGCAAGTTTCCTCACATCGACACAGGCGCCCGGCTGGAAGAAAGGCCAATCAGTGTTGTCCCGATCACCGTAGTTCCGGCACCGGCAAGCGTGACGCTGACGTCGAGCTACGCCGTGAATCAGGGCATCGCGGTCAACACCATGAACATCTCATGGCCTGCCGTGGCTGGCGCGGTCGCGTATGACGTGGAGTGGCGCAAGGACAGCGGCAACTGGATCAAGCTGCAGCGCACGGGCGCGACAAGCGTAGATGTCACCGGCATTTACTCGGGCGCCTATTTGGCCCGCGTTCGGTCGGTGAGCGCCTTCGAGATCTCTTCGATCTGGAAGAGTTCCAACCTGACCAACCTGGAAGGGAAGGTCGGCTTGCCGCCGGCGGTAGCATTCCTGACCACCACCAGCGAACTGTTCGGCATCGGCATTCGCTGGGGTTTCCATGCTGGCGCCGAGGACACCCAGCGCACCGAGCTGTGGTATGGCCCTGCGAACGACCTGGCGGCGGCGACCAAGCTGGCCGACCTGGCTTATCCGCAGGCGGATTACCGTATGCAGTCTCTCCTGGCGGGCGCCACCCTGTTCTTCTGGGCGCGCCTGGTGGACCGTACCGGCAACATCGGGCCGTTCTACCCTGTTGTGAATGGTGTGATGGGTCAGGCTGGCTCGGATGCCACGCCCGTCCTTCAACTGCTTACGGGGAAATTAACGAAGTCCGAGTTGGGCGAGGATCTACTCAGCGACATTGAGAAGATCCAAGACCTTCAGGACCAGATCGACGCATTGGACGGGCTCGGCGCATACGTTCCGGGTCAAGTCTATCTGAAAGGGCAGATGGTGGTGGCGGGTGATCGCATCTACCAGGCGAAGGATCAGGTACCAGTTAGCAACCCGCCCCCCAATGCCACGTACTGGGAGGACGTAGGGCAGTCGTTGGAGGCAGCCAACGGTTTGGCGCAGCAGGTCAGCACCAATACCACCGATATTTCCAAGATCGGTGGCGTGGTCACTGCGCAGGCCGCTACCACAAACGCGCTGCGTGCTGCGGCGCGTGACGATAGCGGTAGCGGAGCCAAAGCGGATGCGTTGAAAGGTTGGGCCAGCACCTCGGCAATCGCCGTTCAAGAAAAGGTAATCGCATCAAACGAAGAGGCTTCGGCGCAGCGCCTCACAACGTTGGATTCAAAGGTTAACCAGAACGCTGCAAACGTGACGCTTCTGGAAAGCACGGTGGCCAACAATAAACAGGCATCTGCGCAACAAGTGGCACAGGTAAGTGCCGAGGTCGCCTCTGCCAAAGACGGAGTTGCTACCAACAAAGCAGCGATTCAACAGACGAGCTCTGCACTCGCCGATACCAATGACAAGCTGTCGACTATTTGGTCGGTGAGGATGGAGACCACCGCCGGCGGCCAGAAGTATGCCGCGTCGTTTGGCCTGGGCCTGCAGGTCGATCCGTCTGGAGTGTCGTCGCAGTTCGTGGTCAGGGCTGACACGTTCATGCTGCTGAACCTGGCAAGCGGTACGCCGGTGTCACCCTTCGCGGTTACTGGTGGGCAGACATTCATCAACTCTGCATTTATCCAAGACAGCACGATCACCAACGCCAAGATTGGCGCATATATCAGTTCCACAAACTACATCGCAGGGCAGCAAGGCTGGATCCTCAACAAGGACGGAACTTTTGAAATCAACGGAATTGTCCCGGGGCAGGGGCGTTCAATGATGACAAATCGATCTCTGCGGTTCTGGGATGTGAACAACGTCAAGCGGGTTCAAATTGGAGACCTCACAGAATGAGTTCAGGTATGCGGCTATGGAGTTCTGCGGGGAACCTGGTGCTTGATGAAAACTCATTCACGGTAAGGGTCGTTTATTCGGCCCTGGTTTCACAATCAGGAAGGAGTCTGTACATCCCAATCCCCGGCGTAACCATTGCTACCTGCACGGGCGTCTGCCTCCCAAACGGAAACTGGTCGAGCAGTTCGAGCAGTCAGGATGCGGGCAACTGCCAGTTTGACGTCCAAGTCATGGATCGCGGCGTAACGGTCTGGTTCTGCAAGCGTGATATGCCGACGGGCAGAATCGGGGTATCAACACAAAGACTGCTAGTACTGAGATACAGATAATGACGTACGGTTTAACTTTTACGAATAATGCGGACGTAGTTACGCTGGACTCCGAATTCTCAAGACTAGTCGTCTTGTATTCGGCCAGGTACTCGGGAGGCGCCGCATTCCCCTACCCAATAACATCAGCAGAAGCCCCCCTAATATTTGTAAGGCCAGATGCAACCGCGGCCTTTCAATGGGTTCGCCTTCTAGGCTCACCAGGGAACTGGACAGGTTGGACCAATAACGCGGGCGGAACAGGGACATACTTCCTGGCTGCATACCAATCAAGGGAGACGGACACGTACGGAATGCGCTTATGGGACGGCGGAGCCAAGCTTTTGTTTGACAGCGGAACGCCTTGCGCGCAATTCACGAATGTAATTACCGGATGGAACTACTTAGGCGCTTCTAACCAGTCCGTCGGCAGATGGGTTTACAACTGGAACACGTCCGTTCCATTGAATACCGGTAACTACATGTTGATAAACAATATTGCGATGGATATGCCGGGGCGAGATACTTACTCAAAGTTAAGTTGCACATGGAATTTTGCTAACAACACCATCACGGCGACACTACAGAATATAGGCGACTACGGCAGCGGAAGTTTTTTCCTGCCCCTTCTGTTTGCTAAGCCCGTTTCCTAGTCAGCTATAGCTGCAAAAAATATTAATTTTTGGGAGTAACTTATGGTTTGGCAAAGAACCGGGACAGTTGCTGTCCAGAACGGCAGCACGACAGTCACAGGATCAGGTGTGGATTTCGCCGCATCCTCCAGGGTGGGTGACTCGTTCATCGGCCCGGATGGCGTCAGCTATGAGGTTGCCAACGTCGCGAGTGGCACAGTGATCTCGATCCTGCCTCCTTACAAAGGCCCGACCGCCAGCGGCGCGGCTTACGCAATCATGCCGGTGCAGGGCTACGACAAGATGCTGTCTGATGCCTTCAATAATTTGAACAATCAGTTTGGGCCAAAGTTGGCGGCGCTGGGCACTACAGGTAACTATGACATTTTGCCGCTAACCAAGGGCGGAACCGGTGCAACAGATCAGCCAGGCGCAAGAACGGCTCTGGGGCTCGGAACCGCAGCAACTTCAACGCTAGTTACATCGCCAACGGACGCTACGGCGGGGCGGTCTCTAACCGTTGGCTATGGCGGCCTAGGCTCTAAGGACAACGCTCCATTTGTGGGGGGCGGGCTTAACCCTGACTCTTACAGGACGGGTGCGATAAGCATATGGGGGCAATTCGTAATTGCAGGTGTCGGTTCTTTTACTGGTTTTCTATCAGTAATCCCAGCTGACAATCTTAATCTGTGGCAGTCGATGGTAAATGGGGCCACAGGTGCAAGGTATGAGCGCGTCCAGTCCGGAGGCACATGGGGTGCGTGGACTCCCGTAATATCCGGCGCAAATGCAACGCTAGACCCTGCAAGTGGCGGCCTGATGTGGGCTGGCGCCGTAAGCGGTTTCAGCATTTTCAAGTATGCGAATGGGCAGATGTGCATGCTCGGTACTGCCCCGACTACCGGAAACCTCCCAGCAAACTCGATAAACTACCTCACAGTTACCATCCCAAGCGGCCTTGTTTCAAACACCGGCCTGGCGCGGCCAGTGGCTTCGGTGCGAGCTACAGCCGCCAACGACCATTACGGGATCATCTCTTGTGACCTGGCGACCCCAACCAGCATTAGCATCATCTTGCGGTCAGGCGCCACCGCTCAAACTTACAACGTCAACGTCTCTGTATGGGGGCAGTGGAAATAATGAAAATTAAACTATGGGCTGATCTGGTTAGCTGGCCTCTTGAGGCGTCCGTGTCTGGTGACGTCATCACGATAAACGGTGAGGCTATCGATCTTTCCGGCATACCCGATGGTTACCGACTGCCAGGAAGTGCGGTAGGCAATAAGTTCTTCGTTGAATCCGAGTTCGTCGAGCGAAAGGGCAAGACACTGCACTTTACGCTGCGCCTTCCGGTTTCCTGGGATAGCCCAGAGGAATATCGGAACCCAGCAGGGCCAATCATCCTTGATGCACGCAGCGGCCCGGTAAAATTCCCAGACACAACGCCAATCAAGCCTACGACCGCCGAGGTTATCGAGCCTGGCGAGCAATTGGAGGTAGCACAAGATGGTGGATCTATCGAAGCTTGAGTTGGTGAAAACCGACCAGGACGTTAAGGATCAAGTGGACTTGGACCGGGCGCGTGCGTACCTGCGCGAAACTGACTGGCATGCCTTTGCGCTGTTTGAGGATGGAACGCCCATCCCTGAGGATGTTCGATTGGCGCGCACCGCTGCGCGAGCGACTATCAGCCGCCTGAGTCCGGCTACCGCGGACTGAGCCGTAGCGCAATACCACGACCGCCTTGAGCGGTTTTTTTCCGCCTGGAGAAAAGTATGTCCATCAACGAGCAGCAGTTGCTGCAGATCCTCCCGAACGCCGGCCGCCAAGCCGGCGTTTTTGTTCCTGCACTGAACGCCGCCATGAATCGTTACGGGATTGTCGGCACCGCCCGCGCGGCTGCATTCATCGCCCAGGTTGGTCACGAGTCGGGGCAACTTCGGTACGTTCGCGAGATATGGGGCCCAACCGCCCAGCAGCTCGGATATGAGGGCCGCGCCGATCTTGGCAACACGGTGAAGGGGGACGGCTCCAAGTACCGTGGACGCGGCCTGATCCAGATCACCGGCCGGGCGAACTACGAGGCGTGCGGGGAGGCGCTGGGCCTGGACGTGATCAATCAGCCTGATCAGCTCGAGCAGCCGCAATACGCCGCAATGTCGGCGGCGTGGTTCTGGTCGACCAAGGGCCTGAACACGCTGGCCGATCAGGGCCAGTTCGTGAAGATCACCCGACGCATCAATGGTGGACTTACTGGCCAGGACGACCGCCAGGCACTGTATGACAAGGCGCTGCAGGTGCTGGCATGACGCCGGTGCAGAAGCTGGCCGGTCTGGTGGTGCTGATCCTGGTGCTGATGGCGGCGGCATCCGGTGTTACCTGGCAGGTGCAGGACTGGCGAATGGGTAAGAAACTCGCCGAGCAGGCCGGGCTGCACAAGGATGACCTGGCCGCGATCAGCAATGCCGCCGCCAACCAGGCACGCGCCGAGCAGGAAAAGCGCCTGGTCACCGAGCAGCAACTCGCCAAGCAGGACCAACAGCACACGAAGGAATTATCTGATGCCAAAACCAACCAGGCTCGCTTGCGCGATCGCCTTGCCACTTCTGATCTGCGGCTGTCAGTCCTCCTTGCCGAGGATTCAGCCGGTAGCTGCAACGTGCCTGCCGCCCCCGGCGCCGGCGGCGTGGTTCATGCAGCCCGTCGAGCCCAACTTGACCCAGCGCATGCTCAACGAATTATCGGCATTACCGATGCCGGTGACCAAGGACTGATCGCGTTGCGGGCGTGCCAGGGCTATGTGCGTGAAATTGCACACTGACTGATAGCAGGGTTGAAATGTAGAAATTCAAAACCCTATAGGTTCGCGACCCCGTAGCTTTTATTTTTGCCTCCGTCCTTTAAATTCTGACGAACGCTGCGGCGAGATTTTCAGTGACATGTCTCTGACCCGCCGCTGCGATGGGATGACTGCGTTCGGTCAATGGAAGGCACAAGGATGCATGTATTTCATAACCGTTTTAACTGTCAAGGTTTTCGCAGTTGCCGCTTAAACGCTGAAACATCCAAACCATACGCTCTGTTAATATATAAGCATATAGGTGTCTAAAGTCCCTCGTCGCAGTTGGGGCTACCACAGGCTTGACGACATCTTTCCGTTGCGGCACTCATGTTGTCCACATCGTTGCAGGCATAAACAGTGAACCATTTTTCTTTTGCTGCTGCACACGCTTGAGACTTGTACGGCACGCTTACGGTCTGCACCGGGTCGGACGGCGCGCACTGGTATTTAACGTTAAGTACTTTCATACCTCCGTCACTCGCCAGTTTTACGACGATGTCGTCTAATTTTTTGCTGCGTTCTGCACGAGCATTAGCTGTTGCGGTGTCCATCCCTGCCATATTTTGTAAGGAGGTGTTCGCATTGCTCTCCCTCACTGCGGCACTTCCTGATCCCGCATTTCGATTGAGTGCGGAATTTATGGTGGCGCCCGATATCGTTGAAATTGTGCTGTTATTGTTTGCGTAAATGGTAGTGGCAGTACCAGCGATAGCCGCTACCGCACCTAGCGTTTCAACGTTAAAGATACTATTTTTCTTGGACTCTGCCTCTTCACGTTTTATATCTGCCTTCCATTTGTCGACAAATTTAGTGTGATTTTCGTTGACGCTCGTTATGTACTCGCTGATTGCCTCGGGCGTGTTCAGGCCTTGGTATGATTTTGCTCCATTTTTTAATAGTTTATTTATGGTGTTTGCCCATATAGGAAATTTTGATGGTCCGGAGCGCGCTGGTGCATAGGGGCCAGGTTTTTCAATAGAAAAGTTAGCTCCCATAATTGCGTAGTCAAGTGCTGTTTTGCCATCGGAATCTCTCCCTTTTCTGCATGGTAAATTAACGTCGGCTCCATTATTTATAAGGTAGTCTATTGAACTAATGGCCAGGGGGTTGGTGCTGCCAAGCATGGCGCACAAAGGTGTCATAGGGTCGGTGCTACTTTCTAGAGGTAGATAATCATTCACTCCAATCTGCTTGGTAATCAATAGTTGGTTTAGTTCTTCAGGTCTTCCCTCAACATACGCTTCTATAGCAGGGGTAGAACAACCTTGAAGTGCCACGCAGCCGACCACGCAGCTCAAAGCCCTAAGTGCGAAAACTATTCGTTTCATCCAACCATCTCCTTAATCGAATAATAATTTTAGAGACTATAGGCCAATGGTGGCACTTTGATAAGCCTATCGATTTCGACATGAAAATAGCTGAAATTGATCACTCTGACGGCCTGCCAGGCGTACGTCAGGATGATTGCCGCTCCCTCTCCATCAGCAGCCGCTGATTCTCCCTGAACAGGAGATCGTGCTGCTCGGCGATCAGCTCAAAGCTACGGGTCTTCCCGCCCAGTTCCGAGTTGGTCAGGTTCAGCCTGGCGATATTGTCGAGTGTCTTCTTGAGTTCGGCTTAGGTGGAGGCTTTGCCGGTTACCAGGTCATTGTTCATATGTATCAGCCCTTGGATGTTCTCGTGGGCGCTACGAAGCTGCTGATTGAGATCGGTATCTGTTATCGAGATTTGACCATGGCGCGATTGAGGCTACGAGAGGCGGTCAGTTCGGTGTCATAAGGACGGCGAGGGCCAACTTGATAAATTCTTCATTGCTGTCGATGGTTTCCAGTGCGCCGCGCACGTTTTCGGCTACATCCGCGGAGCCACGCTGCTCTACCCAGTTTGATAGCTCCATGATTGAGGCTTCAAGAGCGAGCTGATTTTCGTAGAGCTTGGAGAGTAGGGAAGGGAGTAGGTCTGTGTTCGGCATGTCTGTTCCTCCTTGGAGTGAACAGCTTAGCAGGGGTCTTAATCTTGGATTTGATTTAGGTCGACAGGACGCCGAGGAATGGAAATTGCGGTGCAGGGGGAAAAATTGCGGAGCAAAAAAAGTAAGGGCCTGCTCAGGTTTCCCTGGCAAGCCCCTGATATCTATGGTGCCCGAACCCGGAATCGAACCGGGACGCCCTTACGAGCGGGGGATTTTAAGTCCCATGCGTCTACCAGTTTCGCCATTCGGGCGGTAGCGCGGTTAAGCAGGGTTGGGAATATATAG